GGTATATATTATCTAAAAACGGACCCAAAAGTAAATTTAATTCAAATAGAAAATCGACCAGGAGAAATTATAGAATATTATCCTGAGCCAAATGAACTTTTGATTTTTGTGGATAATTTATATCACAGACATTGCTGTTTCAAAGAGTCTAAATATGATGCTATTACTTTTGAATTTGATGCGACAAAAAGGAACCCTCAAAATGAAAAAATTTCTCTCTAATGAAATTAAGCTAGACTTCTCTGATGTTTTAATTGTACCGTCTGAAGGAGAAGAGGCTGGGAAATTTAGAGACAAGCGAAATGCAGCAGACGTTTTGTCCAGACAAAATGTTAAACTTGAAGTTCCTTTTACAACAGCGACCGCATTTGAGAAGTTTGTGGACGAAAATACAGGTAAACCCTACGGTAAGGACATCACGGAAAACTCTTTTACTTGTGTACCTATCATTGCAGCAAACATGGATGGCGTCGGCACTCTTGAAGTTGCCGAGCGTATGGCTAAGAATAATATGTTGACAGCAATTAACAAATCATATTCTGATGAAAAATTGGATAAGATTGAAGACGCTTCTAACTATTTCTTGACTGTTGGCATTTCTGCGGATGACTTAGAAAGAGTGCGACAACATAAAGAAAAATTTAACAAAATTTGTATTGATACTCCAAATGGTTATTTAAAAAGAGTTACTGATTTTGTGCGCCAAGTCAGAGATTTGTGTGGTGATTCAACATTTATTATGGTTGGAAATGTTGTAACTTCAGGAATCGCCGCTGATCTTTTCTATGCAGGTGCAAACTGTATCAAAGTTGGAATTGGACCTGGTAGTGTTTGCACAACAAGAATAAAATCAGGAATTGGCTATCCTCAACTGTCTACAATCTTAGAAGTTGCCGAAGAAGCTGAAAAAATTAACAAACGAGTATTGACAAACAAACGAAGAATGTATGTATGTGCTGATGGAGGCTGCACTAATCCTGGTGATGTAGCAAAAGCTTTCGTTGCTGGTGCAGATTTTGTTATGCTTGGAGGTATGCTTGCTGGACATGATGAGGGCGGAGGCGAGATTATCACAAAATATGAGCAGAGTAGTGAAGTCATGCAGCATCCTGAAGGAAATGGCTGGGTGCCTATTATTGATGAAAATAAGTTTGTAAAATTTTATGGCATGTCTTCCTTAACTGCAAATGAAAAGCACAGCGGTGGTTTAAAAAACTATCGTGCGGCAGAAGGAAAAGAAGTTTTAGTAAAATATAAAGGCCCTCTTCAAAATACTATTGATGATTTGTTAGGTGGTATTAGATCGGCATGTACATATGTCAATGTAATAAAGTTAACTAAAATTCAAAGAAATGCTAAATTTGTTCTAGTTAATAATCAAGTCAACACTGTTTTTGGAAATGAATGAACACATTAATTACAACATACTATGATAATCCAGGATACTTACAAATCTTTATTGAGAATAATTTCAACAGAGACTACTTCAGTAATTTAATTGTAGTTGATGATGCTTCTCAAAAATACCCAGCAAAAGATGTGTTACAAGAGTTTGATACAGAGAATATAACTCTGTATCGACTCAAAGAGGATGTTGGCTTTAACTCTCATGCAGCTAGAAACTTAGCTGCTGTAATGTGTAAAACAGAATGGGCAACTTTTTTAGATTTGGATCACGTCTTTTTGCCCTTTGCATTAGAACGTATCCAAGAAACTATCGACTATGAAGAAAATGAATATGTAAAGATTGCTGAAAATCAATACACTATTCCTGTAAAATACTTTCTTATGGTTGGTGGATATGATGAAAGATTTAATGGTATAAGATGGGGAGACTTTCATTTAGAGAATAAACTAATGAAAGTCTTCTCGGGTATGGAACTACGAGCAGGCAAAGCTGTAGTGCAGAAAAACTATACACACATACCTGATCAAATAATTGAGTATAAACAGTTTGAAAAATCATTGACAATCTCGGATAATCCATTAGATTGGCATAAGCACGATATTATAACATTTGAATGGAAAAAAATATGTCTTTGAAGGCACGCCTGAACAACACAAAGCAAAAAAAGCAGTTTAAAGCACTTTGTCGAATGGAATCACAGGCTACATATGATGAAGAGTATATTAACTATTATGATATGAATGAAATTAAAAGTAATCTTGACGGGTACTCCGAGTACCTTGATGATCGAAAATTAGCAAGTGATTGGTATTAATGAACTACTTTAACTTTGTCAAGTACATAGAGATTAATCCAACAGAATTGTGCAATCTACAGTGCAGTTTCTGCCCAAGGGCACATGGTTATCCTAATCAGAATCTACATATGTCACTTGACACTGCCAGAGAAATTAAGAACCAACTAGACAATTTACATTTTAAAGGCAAAGTTATTTTTGCTGGGCGAGGTGAACCTACGCTCACAAAAAACTTTGATGAAATTTTAGATATTTTTTTAGAAAATGAACCCAACTATCGAGTGCAAGTCACGACAAATGGTAAGAAAATAGATGACTTAAAAAAGTTTTTTAACGATGCTAGGGTTCGTTTTTCATATGATATATACACACCTGATGAATCTGAAGCCAATCGCATTATTGAAAAGTATAATGAATATTCTAATATTCGATTGATCAGAAAACCTGACTATGGATTAAATTTTGATCAATTTACAAAAGGCAAGAGTGTTCGCAGGGGACTTACAGGTAGCAAAGAGGGAATGACAAATCGTGCTGGATTTCTAGGCGAAAATACTTTTGATGAATTTGAGGATAATGCATGTGCTAAATTAGTGTATAATATGTATATTGACTGGAATGGTAATTATAATCTATGCTGTGATGACTGGAATCCTCTTATACTAGGTAACATCTTTGAAGAAAACATTGAAGAGTTTATTAATTATAATGAGAATTTAAATGGTTACAGAAAAAAACATTTCTGTGAGAATTCAAGAAAAGGTCTTCCTGCATGTCAGACTTGTAATCGTAGATCGCCAGTTACAGGTGATGCCAGAGAAGACTATATGAATTTAATTAGAATGAATGAGATGTGAAATGATTAGTGATAAAATCTTGACAAAAGAAAAGTTTTGTGTTTTAGTTGAGCAGTATGTACACGAAAAGAATCATTCATATATGGATGCCGTTTTAGAAGTGTGCAAGAGCAATTCAATCGAACCTGATGAAACTAACTCTCTACTAAATATGAGCATCAAAGATAAGATCGAATATGAAGCCAGAGAGCTTAACTATCTAGAAAAGGTAAATAAATTGCCATTATGAAAACACTGAGGAACTTTATGTTAAAATTAATTGGATTATACATTCCATTTGTGGTTGTATTTCTTGGTATTGGTGCCTGTTCGTTTGTTTACAAAGATGATTTGCTTGGCAGATTTTCACAAGAAGAGGAAACAGTAAGTGCACCAGAAATCTTTGAAGAACCACTACCATCAGATGCTACAGATGTCGGAGAACTTACAGCCGCTGATGACAGCACTGGAGAAGAAACACCAGAGGAGGTATCAGATGAGCAACCAGAACTCCCCGCAATCGGAGAATGCTTCTGTCCAGAGCGAGAAGCAACTGGAACTCTTTGACGAATATGAACATGTTGAACAGGATGGCTTTATTACCGTCTATCCAGATTTAAAGACTCTGTTCAATAAAAAAGAATCTCCAAAGCCTATGGAGGTAAAAGAAGGCTCAATCACCTTTGAAAAAAATGATTGACATACTATACACACTGTAATACAATACAAAAATTAATACTCTGTAATATAAGGAAAATACAAATATGTCACTTTCGAATCTCAAACAATCCCGTGGTTCATCTATTGATAAGCTGGTTGCAGCATCTGCAAAGCTTAATGAGTCTTCCGCAAACAATAACGGTCCAGATGAACGTAAATGGAAGCCATCAGTAGATAAAGCAGGCAATGGCTATGCAGTCATTCGCTTTTTGCCAGCTCCTGAAGGTGAAGAGTTGCCATGGGTGCGTTACTGGGACCACGGCTTTAAGGGTGATACTACTGGAATGTGGTACATCGAAAAGTCACTAACATCTATTGGTCAAAAAGACCCTGTTGGTGAGGTAAACTCACGTCTTTGGAACTCTGGTGTAGATGCAGATAAAGAGACTGCTCGAAAACAGAAACGTCGTCTTCATTATGTTTCTAACATCTATGTTGTCTCTGATCCAGAAAATCCTCAGAACGAAGGTAAAGTATTCTTGTATGAATATGGCAAGAAAATCTTTGACAAGCTGATGGATTCTATGCAGCCACAGTTTCAAGATGAAGACCCTGTAAATCCTTTTGACCTTTGGGAAGGCGCAGACTTTAAACTCAAGATTCGTCAAGTAGAAGGCTATCGGAACTATGACCGTTCTGAGTTTGCTTCTCCTACTGCATTGGGTGATGATGATATGCTCGAAATGACATATCAGAAAGTTTACCCATTGTCTGAGTTTACTGATGCTGCTAACTATAAGTCTTATGATGAGCTTAAGACACGTCTAGACGCTGTTCTGGGCGTAAGTGAAACTTTCACTGCTCAACAGCAAGAAGACCTCTCAGTGACTGCTGAGGCGGCTCCTATTAAGACTGTAGCACCTTCTCCAATGTCTAGTGCATCTTCTGATGACGATGATGATCTTAATGTTGATGAGATTTTCAGCCGTCTAACTGAAGACGACTAGATGATAAAATGGCTCTCAGTTTCCTTTGAAATTTTGTGTTTATTTTTGTTTTATCTGAGAGCCATTTTTTTTATTAATCTAATGAAAACCTTTCGGTTTCTACCGCTGGTGTAGGTACAGCCATTTGATTGTTTACCGTTGTAGTGTTTGGTGCTACAGTAGAGTTATCGACAACTGTATTACTGGTTGTAGACTGCATTGCAGATAAATTTTGCTCTGCTAATCCTAATCTCTGTGCAGTTTGTGTTCTTGCCATTTCAATAAGTCTTCTGTCAGAACCAAGAGTTACTAATGCATCTTCACGGGCTTGAAGTCTCTGTCTCGCTGCTGCTCTTAGTGCTTCTTTTTGCTCAGGCGTCTTTCCCAGTCCTCTGATGCCCAATACTTCAGGATCACCTGCGCTTCTGATAAATGTCTGAACAGATTTTGCATCATTTTCAAGCATACGCAAAAAACGTTCTTGTTCTTGAATTTCTTCTTGAAGGCGAACCTTTCTTTCTTCAAAAGCCTTTTCTTCTTCTGTTTTAAAGAAGTCTTTAACAACAGGAATAGATCGAAGCATATTCATAAATTTATTGAAGATTTGTGCGAAGATATCAACAGTCTGTGTGATGAGTCCTTCGATAAATGCGCCCATTCTAAATGGTTGATCAGGATCACCAAGATTAAAAATACGTCTAATGAAGTTTACTGCTGCGTTTAATGGTGCGTAAATAATATCAATCAGACCACCTTCACCTACTAAACCTTGCCAAAGCTGTTTCAATGCTTCTTTTGGGTCTGTAAATACTGTTTTAATCCAATTTACCGCACCTGTGAGTGTACCGAAAACAGCACCGACTAAATCTTCGAATGTTTCTTGGAAAGAGAATTGTTTAAGAGCTTTAGCTATGTCTGTTAAACCGACCTGCTCTAATACCCATGCCGCAGCTTCTTTCAGAAGATCGAGAGGCGCAAAAATTAAAGAGTTAAAGAAGCCTGTTACAGCGCCTTCAATACCACCAATAATACCACCCTCTTTAAAACCATCTACTGCACCTTTGATTGTGTCCCATGCAGTAATGAAGATAGTCAATGGTAAGAAAAGTCTGCTGAATATTCTACCAATACCTTTAAAGAATTTGAATACAGGATTTAATTTTCCTACTGCAAAAATAGCTTCACTGACACCGTTAGTTATGAATGCAAGTGGCACTCTAAGTACGTTGCCAACAAATCTAAAAGCATTACCTATAACTTTAAATGTATTAGTAATAGTTTTAGTGGTTCTATCAATAATACCTTTTAGAACATCTAAAGATTCTTCTATGACAGTTGAAATATTAGTGAGCTTTGGATTTGTTCTAAAATCAAGAATTAACATTCTAATTCTAGAAATGATGTTAATATCAATGAAGTTCTGAAGTCTAATGAGTCCTTGATTCAGAGTGAACATAATCTTCTGTACGTCATTAACAAAACTTAGAAGATTGTCCTGTACGCCATCAATAACACCTCTAATCTGATCATTTAGAGCGGCGAATGTTAGTAAAGCACCTGCGACTAGAGCATCACCCATACCAAATGGACTGCTGACAGATGGAGCAGAAGTTCTTTGGGATTGTGTTCTAGCTTGATTTTTAGCCTCTCTTGCAGCTTCAGCATCATCTAATGCTTTGCGCTTATCAAAGTCAAGCATAGCCTGCATACGCTTAACCAGAGACTTTACAGCCTCTGTCGTATTACCCTGCTCAGTATTTAACATTAATAATGAATTTGTTACGTCATTAAGTGTAGCTGCTGCCATTTAACCTACTCTCTGTTTTTGTCTTTCGGCTTCTTCTTCAAGGTGTTGTAATAGCATAGCAAGATAAATTTCTCTCTCCCAAGGCATCATCAAGTCAATTTCAGTTAGTGAGTAATGATGATGTTGCATCAGTTGAAAATTGACTTGATAATGGTTTTGTAAGTTATCATGAGAGAGACATACTAAAAAAAATCAGCCGTACCTTCTAAAGTTAATTTATTATCATGATCACAACTGCCACATTGAAACTCAACGTCATGCTTGAGACGTGGCATCTTCTCAATAAAATCTTTTACTTTCATAAACTGATCAGTAGAGAAAGATTCAATAAATGCAGTAACCTCTTCTGGACTTTCATCAGATAAAGAGATACGCTCATCTTTTGTTTGTACTGCATCAATACATGCAGCAATCATATCAAATGCCTGATCAGTTTGATTACCTTCTTTGTATTTATTGAATTTTGGTGCAATATCTTTTAAAGTAGGATATTTCATTTCTAAAGTATATTCATTCGACAGCTTAATTAACTTTGAATTAGCCGACTTTGGTACTTTAATATTAATCTTTGAAATATCTACAGCAATCTCATTTGGTGTATTACACTCTTTACAATTCGTCTGAATTCTGGTAGTCTCACCTACAGACTTTGATCTAATCTGTGTAAACAAATATTCAATGTCAAAGATAGGTAGATTGCGAATAGTGATAGGCTCTTCAATACAAGCTTCAAGAGTATCTGCAATTGCTTCTAGAGAACCCTGCTCATCACCCTGCTCAAGAGCAATCATTAACACCTTTTCCTCTTTTACAAGATAAGGTCTGTATTTGATTGTTTCACCAGTAGAAGGAATTTTAGTTGTGTATTTAATCGACTCATTAAGTTTAGGTAAAGCCATTATATTAGTTCTCCATTATTAGGCAGGTTCCCATACTGTGTATGAGAGTTGTACACTAAGTTGTGTTAATTGATTTTGCGCATCATCACCAAGTTCAATTGATTGCATTGTAGTAGGAAATGCACGAATAAGTTTACAGCTATAAACAACAGAATTGTCTCCATGATTTAACTGTTGAATAATTACATCTTTTGCATAATCATTTTTATAGTTGACTTCATATGTGTCAAAGCCGATAATAGCTTTTTGCCAATTTTCAAAATACGTTCTCATTGAATAGTCTTGTGTCAGCAAGAAGGTCAAGTTAACGTCTTCAGATAAAAACGCATATGGCATTTTTTGTGACATCATACCGATTGTACGCTCATTTGTTACAATCTGACGGCCTGGAATATTTGTTGCACGACAAAGAGTGTTGACTGTTTCACCATCAACACCAAACTCTGCTGGTAGAATAACTTTGTATCTATCTGCTCTGGATACTCCTTGTGAGAGCTTACCTTTTAAGTCTTCGATGCTTGCCATTTATCTTCTCATCTTTCTGCGTGAATCTTTGTAAACAGTTGTAAGACTAGCTTTCTCAAAGTCAGCAGTTGGTAAGAATGTAGCAATCTCCCACTCTGGCGGCTGTACCATAGCAAATCTAGAACGAACATGACTACTAAGATAGCGTTTTAAGCAAGGCTTGAATGCTCTTAGCTTAGATGCACGTTGTAGCATGTCATATGAAATTCTAAACTTTGTTGTGTCATCATAGCGCTCATTAGTTAGTGTGTCTAACAAAGCATCTAAAAATTTTGCTCTAATGTCTAGAGGTAAGTAGTGTAAGTTCAGACCATAAAAGCCTTTTGGTGCTGGACCTATAATGACAGTCAAAGGGAATCTGTCATAGTATGGCAGCGTATCTTTTGTTTTTGGATCATAAAAGTACATATACATTTTACCAACAGCGGTACGATTACGAAGCTTTAGTTCTTCGTCTCGCAATAAGTCCCGTCTAGAGGGCCTAAGTCTTTGAGCTTTCTGGCGAAACCATGCCATAGATTCTTTTGAGCGAGGAGTAATACCTGCTCTAAATGCTTCTAGCTCTAGCTTCTGAAATAAACTTGCCATTTAAAAGTCGTATCCAATTTGTTCGATTATATATTTATTTAGTTGTGCCACTGTATCAACCATTTCTTGTGAGGTATAATACTGTTCATAGCTTGAGAATTCTCTATCTGATGCATTGAAATGAGATAGCTTTGTCTTTTCGCCATTAGGCAGTTTTGTGTTGACTTCATTTTGCAAATCTTCAAACTTTAAATAAAAATTTGATATTTCTAAGCATGTTTTATTTGCAAGGTTAACTACAAACCTTTTATCATATAAAAAGAACCATTCTTCAAAAAACATTAGCGAATATTCTTTGTAATGCTTTCTGCAATACTCATATTGACTAACAAGTCTATCCCATGGATTTCTCACAACAACAAATTTAGTTGAATTTGATTGAGCATATACCATATCTGCGGGATAAGCAACGACACGCTCATATTTAAATATATCCAAAAATGTTTTTTGCATCGTCATGCCTGCACATTTAGATGTGCGAATATATGTTAAATCACTATTTTCTGCATGAAAGAACCTGAGTGTCATACTAAAATTTCATTCCCATCTTTTTTAATTCGTTCTCTGTCCAAATCTGAAATTCGTAGCCATTATCTTTGCAGTATTCAGATGCTGCTTTCCATTTACACTGATTACGAACATACTCAAGAGACTCTGAGATATGTCTCTTTGTTCTTTTTCTAGTAGTAGGAGGCTTTGTTTGTTTATCTGGTTTAATTTCAACCAGAATTGTCCTACCATCTTTCATTGTGATTTTAAGATCAACAAAGTATCTATGATATTTATTGTCGATTGCACTGATGTATGGGATCACAGTTTCTTCTGAACACCAAGATTTAATTTCAGTATTATTTTCGCACCACTTAAAAGCAAACCTTTCCCACATAGACCGATAAATAACATTAGTATGATCACCGGCATATTTCTTAGGATTCTTTACTTTATATTTTCCTTTATATGTTTTCATAATTTAAGTTTCCTGTGATTGATTCGCTCTTGGATAATGTGCTGATAAACTAAGCGATTTTCTGGTACCAGGCCCAGCAAAAAATCTGTGAACTGTTTCTTCTGATGCTGCCCAAAATACATACATATTATGCTTAGGTTCAATGCTTTTTGTTGTTTCACAATTAGAAAGTTCAAGGCGCCCGACTGGATTTTCGAAATACATAATTCCAGTAAACTTTTTTCTTGCATTGTCCACATGCCAATTTTTGATCATACGTTCTTCAGGTTCTTCATTCAGCCGCAATGAAATTTCGTCAAAAGGCGTTTCAGATTCAAATGGCGTACAAAAATTTTTAAAAGTTTCGCACATAAATAGATTCAAGTCTTGACCTTGTTTAGTTATAATAGTGTCATAAAAATTTTTCCACGCTTCATTAGGCGCAGATTCTTTAGTTAATTGTAGTTTTTTTCCAACTCTGCCGCTTACCCCTTCATCTGGCCAATTTTCGCCCAGTAAATCTGCAATCTTCGGGTCAAGAACTTGGTTTACAATTACATGGGGCCATGGCTCAAGATAAAACTCACCTTTGCTTTTAATTTCATAAATTAAATCAAAATCCATACATATATCCTGCCCATATAAATAATTTAAAAGTAAACATATTTATAGGTAATTAAGTGGCATTAACTTTTCCCATAGAACCAGACGAAAAATACAAAGGAAGGGTTTCCTTCCAAGCAATCAACTCATCTTCTTCTTTTAGTTCAGGAGTGGGAAGCCTCAGCGCTGCGCAGGCTGGAGCAGGAGTCAGTACAACTCAAACTCTCGGCGGATCGGTCAATCTCTACTTACCTCAAGGCATTACTATTGCTGATCAAGTAGGATATGAGAACACTGATTTAGGCATAGTTGGTAGTGGAATTGCATTCGGTGCTAAATCTATCTATGAAGGGGGTATTGTTAAAGGCGCACAAAATATTATTAATGATGGCGCATCAACAGTTGATAAAAGAAAGTCAGGTTTCTTTGGCACAGAAGGCAAAGCATACTTAGCAGCGCTTGCAGAGAGATTTGGCGGAGCAGCAGTAGCAGCAGGTACAGGTATTACCGCTAACCCACATAGACGGTCGATCTTTAAAGATGTTGCATTGAGACAGTTTTCTTTTAACTTCATTATGCAGCCTCTTTCTCCTGAAGAAGCAAGTGTGTCTAAAGAAATTGTACAATTCTTCAGAACCAATTTGTATCCTGAGCAGATTGTAGATGATGCATACAAGTTCCCAACAAAATTTAAAATTAGATTTACCTATGATGGTAAAGATGTTGCAAATAAATTGTTGCCTTGTTACTTGACTTCTGCACAAACACAATACAATCCAAGATCAGGTAGCTTTCATAAAGATGGTAATTTTACTGAGATTGGCATCTCTTTAACATTCCAAGAAGAAACTACACTGACCAGACAGTTGGTCGAAGAAGGATTCTAAATGGCTTACTTTACTAACTTTCCCTTAACGAATTATACATTTGGCACACAGCCAGCGGCTACTGCATATCAAAATCTAGGCATTTATGTTGATATAGTCGATCAAGTCAAAGACGACGCTGCTTTCTATGAGTATTATAATGTTAAAGATGGTGATAGAGCGGATCAAATCTCACAAGTGCTGTATGGCAGACCTGACTTACATTGGACATTCTTTTTGCTTAATGATAAAGTTAAGTTAAGAGGTTGGCCAAGAACGTACTCAGATATTGTAGCACAAGCAAAAAAAGATTATCCTAATTCTATTGTTACGACTCGTACTGATCTTGGCACAAAAATGAAAGTGGGTAGCACAATCGAAGGTAAAACTTCTGGTCAGAAAGGCATCATTCTTAGAAGACTTTTAGATAACGGTCAGTTAGTAGTCGGTAGAGTTGCTGTTGAGCGTACTGTAACAGCAACTGCTAATGCATATGGACATGTCACTTTAGAATTAGAAACTACTGGCGAAAGATATACAGATGTTTTAAATTGGATCGTAACACTCAGCGGCTCTGCAATAGCGCTTTCTGCTGATAAAATTCTTGAAGGTGGTACTAACTATTCAAATCTGAAATATGATTTTGGATTTACAGGAGCATTTCAAACATATGTGTTTAAAGTAAAAGTGTTTGAATATCAGAATGCTGTTACTTTCACAGCAGGCGAAGTTATCTCTACAATTGAAGATGATGTTGAAGTATCTGCTGTAGTTGACACTTCTTCTTTAGAATACTTAGCGACACATCATTATGAAGATGCAAGTGGTAATTATGCAGATATCACTCCAAATGCGCCTTTTGCACAGAGAACTAGTTATACTTTTACATTGAACTATGCAGGAGTGGACTTGACTGACGCTACTGCGGTATATAATGCAACATTAGCAGCAGTTGTTACTGATGTTGAAATTTCAGCAGCAGGTGATTATAATAAAAAGTTAGACTTGACAAACGTTGCTGTTGATGTTGCTAAAGGTAATTACAGACTAGATGGCCAGATTTTACGGTTAGGCGCAGCGCTTTCACTACTACTTGCAGATACAGGATCAACTACAGCAGCATTTGTATTTGCTATCTGGGCTTCTGAAATTGCATCTGCAACTTCTGACCCAACATATACAGGACATATCTTCGGTGAACTTGCAACAGCATGGGCATTAGCAGATAAAGATGGCAGCGGCAATGCTACTGTAAAGTTCCATTCATTCTTTCTTATTGATAACCTTCTGAATGTGATTGGTGACACTGAACAGTTTGGTCAGACTTTTGAATATCCAATCTCTGGCACAACTGTCTACAAAAATACATATGGCAATAGTGGCACATTCACAACAACATCACCTGCGCCTTCCAGCAGAAGTGATGCATGGCTTGACATTACAACTCAGTTAGAATTATATACACAACAGAACCTATCTAATCTAGTGCCATCAGCATTAACACAAGTTAATTACTTAGATAGATATGTTAAAAGCAATGATGAGTTAAAAAATATTAAAGTCTTAAGGCCAAGTGTAGCTAAACAATTAGACGCAGCATATCAAAGTACTCTGCTAGAGCAGAAGACAGAGGCTGAAGTCGCAGTTGCAGCACAGACGCAAGTTGGCCAGACAAATCCGACTGTCTCTAATACTACACAATCAGTTACAAGTGTGGCAGGACAAACAGTCACATCTTCTAGTGCTAGTGCAGCTTCATCTTCTAGCAGTAGCAGCGGAGGAGGTTATTACTAATGGCAGGACCTCCACAGCCAACACCTTATGATTATGGCAAATATGAAATTATCATCACAAATGCTGATGGTAAAATTGTTGATGTTAGTAATATTACAGTAGAGCTTAACTTTTTTGAGTCTCTTAAAGACCCCTATATTAGTGGATCAATACTCATCATTGATTCTGCTAACGTCTTTAATCACTCAAACTTCAGAGGACAAGAAACTGTAAAGATTAAAGTCACAGACTTTTTTGGTGCAGAAAAGATAAACAAGACGTTTGCAATTAATAATGTACAAAAACAAGAGAAGTTAAATGACTCCGCTTCAGCATATGTGATTAGTTTCATTGATGTGCATATGTACAAAAATAAAAAGTTTGTTTTCTCAAAAACTTTAGAAGGTAAGCCTGAAAGTATTTTAGAACAAGCGTTAGCATTTATTGGAGTTGGCGCAAGCACAGAAGGATCAGATCAATCTAATATGAGATTTATTGTGCCTTTTACAATGAATCCTATGTCTGTTGCTGCATTGATGAAAAATAGATGTACAACTAGTACAGGCGCACCATTCTTTTTACATAGTTCACTATACAATAATGATTTAAACTTAACAAGCTTATCGACATTACTAGGTCAAGGACCCTTTAATAATAAACCATTTAAGTACACAAGCGCAGCAGAAATTGAACCAAACTCTGAATACTCAATAGAAAAATTTGAGTCTCTTAGTCATAGAGTAGCTTCTATGAACATGGAACGAAACCAAGATGCAATTCAGTTGTTTGAAGATGCGAGTTATGGCGCTCAGTATCTTTGGTTGGACACGTATGAAGATAAAGCAGAGGAATATAGATATAAAGTCACAGACGCTCTAGGCCCGCTTCCTAAGCCCAATGGAGTAGATGATTATTCTACATCTATTCCTGGCGAACTGTCTCCAGCACTTCATGAAAGTGTAAGTAGATATGCATCTCAAGTAACAACTAAAAAACTATTTGAAAACGGTATATTCTCATACCTTGAAGAAGACGAAGTATCAAAGCATGAGTTAAAAGCAAAAAGTAGAGGACTGAAAGCTTTTGCAGTAAAGAGCTTTATTACAATGCAGTGTCCTGGATACAACTTCTTTGGTAAAGACTTGTTAGGTAAAAATCAAATTGAAGTATATATTCCTAAAGACTTGCCTATCAACTTTGATGCAAGCGCAGACTTTATTAAAGATAAGAAAAGATCAGGTAAATACATAATGAGTCATATTAGACATATGTTTAAGAACGCTCAATATTCTGTGACTGTAGGTGCAATTAAAATAGATAATGATACAGCTATCAATTCTGAACAGTTCTATCCAGGTGAAGACTAATGAAGACAATCCCTAATGACTTTTATGGCGACGAAACACGATGGTTTATTGGAGTTGTTGAGGATAATGACGATCCTGAACAGCTAGGTCGTGTGCGTGTGCGCTGCTTTGGTGTGCATAGTCCTTATCTTGATGATATTGCAATAGAAGACTTACCATGGGCTACAGTTCTAGTACCTGCAACAGAAGGTGGTATCTCAGGCACAGGCAGGTCAGCAAATGGCATCAATAAAGGAGCATATGTATTTGGAATTTTTCTGGATGGTAAGCAGTCTCAAAATCCAATTATATTTGGCTCTATGCCAAAGTATGAATCTTCTGACGGTGAAAACATTGTACCAATTCCACATAGGTAAGTAAATGATAACAATATTCGGCACTAGCATCATTGACAGATTATTTAACGCCAGCATCTCAGCAGGATACAGCGCTGAAGCTGCTGCTGCAATGGCAGCAACTATTTCTTATGAAGGTGTTGGCGCAGACTTGATTACGTTCAAAGGCGAAAGACAAAAGAGATACTTAGGTTTTTGCACAAAAAATAAAATTAACTACCGTTTACCAGATAGTAAAATTAGATATTTTTTCGAAGAATTGCCTAGCAATAGAGACTACAAAGCTTCTGAGTTAAAATACTCACAGACTGTAGATGCTGCGGTAAAAACATTTAACACAAATTATCTGGGAAAAACTTTAAGTGCCACACAATTACTTACTGTAGTTGGATTAGCAAACGAAATATACACAATCTTTGTGAGTAACGCATGACGACAATATCAGATATCAGTAAAAAATTAGTAGACAACTTGACTCTACTAGAGCAGGACTTAACAGAAGTTGGCACAGCCGCTGGCGCTGCTGCTCTGCAATATAAACAGTTGACTTCTAGTTCTGAAAAAGCTACTATTAATAGTTCAATCAATGGTCTTGATATTGTAGGCTCTTTTGCAGAAACTATTAGTCCAGATGGTAATAATAAGAGCGCAGGTCTTGCAGTATTTTCTGATAACCTAGGCACGTTTGGCTCTCTAACATCTGCTACTAATGGCGCTCTCTTAGCAAAGACTGTTACTGCTGCTACTCCTGATGCAGCAGGCGCTGCTTTTAGAAATCAATTCAATGGCGTGCTAGACAATAAAACACTTTTTGAAGCTTCACTTGTCGCTTCTGAAGCATTAGCAGATTCTACAGGATTACCTTTAGGGTCATCTTCAAAGAATTTAGTGAATGACGCTGGTGTTGCACTCATTGCAAAGTCTAATTCTATGCGCACTAAAATTGGCACAACAGATTCACTGTTAGAAGATATTACAAATGATGTAAACATTCAAAAAAATGTAACAGTAAATGCAGTATTTGCCAATCTAATCGGCAACCCCTCTGTGCCTATCGTAGACTTTGATAACGTGCCGCCGAGAACTTTTTTACAGACATATGAAGAAATGGAAGCATATGTTCGATCTTCTACTAGAGAGTTAACAGAAGTTGTAGTACATGCTACTGACACGTCTAAAGATATGGAAGTTAATTATGATGTGTTATATGCATGGGATGTAATTGGTAGAGAGTTCTCTGAAGTGGGATATCACTTGATTATTTTACGAGATGGCTCTTTGCAAGTTTGTAGACCAATCTCAACTATTGGGTTACATACATTAAATGAACATAATCCTAATAGTATTGGTATTGCATTTGTTGGTGGTCTGTTAGGCACTAGAAAAGGCAATAGTATCATCAGAAGTCATAAATCATATTCTATGGAACAATTCAATACATTTGATACGTTTATGAGAGCATTCTATACTGTTATTCCAGGTGGACAAGCATGGGGACATAACAACATTGATCAAAATAGACGCTCTGATCCACACTTTGATGTGCCTCAATATGTTCAGAAAAAATTTAACAAGTTCAATACACAGACTCTTGAAGAAACAAGACGTGATGGGTCTATGACTATTGATGAATTAATTGAGGCGCAATACTAATGGCTGAAGATACTGTATCAGGTCGCTCTGGTGAGGGCACTGCTGGCGAAAGTCAATCAAGAAATGATGGGGCTGCGCCAAGCTCTGGTGATATTGGGTTCAAAGACCCTGATAAAGATTTTGTAGTTGATGCTTATAAAGGAGAGCCTACGGTATCTTTCAATGCTAGAGGAGAATGGCAGCCTAAGATTGTGCCGCCTCAAGGCAATCCCTTTGAAATTCCACTTGAAGCACAACCTGAATATCCACATAACAAGGTAACTGAGTCAACAAACCCTAATATTGAAGAACGTCATAGAAGTGAAGTTGATGATACAAAGGGTGGTGAAAGAGTTACAATTAATCACTACATTGGCACCGCAGTTGAAATGTGGAATGAAGGTGAGTTGATTGTAAACTCATTTGGTAAAATGGTACAATTAGTTGGTGAGAACTTTGAGATGTTTGTCGCTGGTAATGGTACAGTAATCTACAAAGGCGATCTTGATTTTACAGTTGAAGGTGATATGCATCTTAAAGTAAAAGGTGATATGCAAACAACTGTTTTTGGCAACAAGACAGAAATAGTACATAAGAAAAAGATTGAAGATTATAGAAAAGATCACTCTACGACTGTTGTAGGTAACAAATCATCTGTTGTTAGTGAAACAGATACCGAAATAGTTTTGGGCAACAAGAACAATTTTGTCAGCAAGAAGCAGAGTAATTGGGTAGAAGGCGATGTAGAATTTCTATCTGGCGCTAATACTCATATTTCTTCACAGACTAAAACATCTATCTCATCAACTACTGTTAACATGACTGGTTCTACTGTTAATATCGCAGCAGGTGGGGGAACTATTGGCGGTCCAGCAGTCTTTTATTATGGTTTATCTTTTGAAGGCAACTTATTTGTGGATGGTAATTTAACAGTTGATGGTGCAATAAGCACTTCAAGCACTATATCTTCTGTAGGAGATATTTCTACAGCAGCACAACTAAAAGCTGCTAATGATATAACTGCGTTTGATACCAGTGTTACAAGTCCAGCAGGTACAGTGACTACGACAGAAACAACTATTGATGGACTTTTTAATTATACTGCACCAACTGCTGGAAGTATAACTACAACTCTTACCGCCTCTGAAGAAGGTATTATGCAAGTTAATGTTGATCCAGGAGATAAGATTAAACAAACGATTGATCTTAGAGAAAGACTTGCATTAGGATTGGGACTGTAAATGATTATTCGTAACGAAAACATCACAACAGCAGAAGTGCGAAGATTGCTACGAGACTCTACTAATAGAGTTGATAGCTTCTTTATTGGATTAGCATTGGCTAAAAATGCGCTTAATTTTAGATTTATGCAGTCTACTCCAACAGCAGTAAAAAGACTGCAAGGAAATGAGGCTGTAGGTAAGTATGGCACAAGTCGCTATGGCAACTTAAGCATACCTAAGCTACGTTATAAAGAAAACTATAACTATAAAAGAGTTGTGCCTGAAAGTCAATATAATCCTTTAAATAAGACAACAATTACAAACGGCACAAAGCTTGGTAAAGGCATTCAATTATCTGCTTTTACAAATGGACAATTAAATAATACCAGAACCCTTTCTGGTCGTAAAGAGCTGGCAAAATATTTTTACTTACAGTCATTACTGATTAATGGATTTAATAGTAACCGAGGCAAGTTTAAAAAATCAAGTCTAGATGTTGTTGAGGGGTTGTTTACTGCTGAAACAAACCAAACACTAGAATCAGGTGGTATTCTTGATTTACAAACAAAAGGTCGTGCTGTTGTATATGAAGTAAAAGATTCAAAGGGTAATAACGATCCAGCGGCAGCTTTTAATGTTGCTACATACTGGAAAGACAACATGCTTTTTGATGAATTAATTTTATCTTTTGATACTGTAGACCCTAATGTTGGCTTTACTGCACAAATTATTGTAACTATGCCTGAGGTTGATGATAAATATAAAGGAACATTCCGTAGAAATGTAAGAACCGAGTATAATTATAATGTCGCTTTGAGAGATGGTCTTGCTGAGTTTACGGTATAAATATTAAGGATTTCAAATGGCTGTAGTTAAGTCTCTATCAATTGAAGATGGTAATCTGAATAAAATTAGTCTAGTTGGAACTAGGTCTACTAATTATTCAGACATCGACCTTTCTTTTGCAAAGAAAAGTAATGGTGATATCTTCAAGAAGACTGATGCTGCGGCTGTGAAGCAAGCAGTTAAGACATTAATTCAAACCAATTTTGGCGAAAAGCCATTCAACTATTTTTTTGGTGCTAATATTCGTGCTTTACTATTTGAGTCTGTCACACCTGATGTGATAGATGATATTGATACTAATATTAGATTGGCAATTCAAAACTTTGAGCCTAGGGTCAGACTTTTAGATGTTAGAGTTTTGGATGAAATTGATAAAAACTCCATTAATGTTAGCATAAAATTTAAAATTGTTAACACCGATGAAGTAGTTGTATTAGAAACAGCATTCTCAAGGTTAAGATAAAAATATGGCAACAGTAATCGCATCAAATCAACTAGATTTTGAATACATTAAAGGCAAAATTCTTGAGTATATGAAAACTCAGTCAGAGTTTGAGGACTATGACTTTGAGGCTTCTGGTCTGTCATCTATTGCAGATGTGCTGGCATTTAACACACATCAGAATGCTTTGATTGGCAACTTTGCTATTAATGAATCTTTTCTTCAGACTGCACAGTTGCGATCATCTCTTGTTAATGCTGCACTTAACTTTGCGTACATTCCAAGAAGTAAAACGGCAGCAGTAGCATATATCAATCTAACGCTTAATCTTTCTGCTGCGGCAGTAAAGCCTGAATTTATTACTCTGCCTTCTGGCACAGAGTTTACTACAACTCTCGATGGTACAACATATACATTCAGAACGCAAGATATTTATTTTGCGGCAATTGATCCTGCTGGTGTTGGCATCTATACTTTCCGTGATGAGAACGGACAGTTAGCAGTACCCATTCGTGAGGGCTCAGAAAGAACAAAAACATTTTTAGTAGAGACTTCTCAAGAAAGACAGATTTATGTTGTCCCTGATGATACGCTTGATCTTGGCACACTAAAGGTCAGAGTTTTTGAAGATAACGCAGACACAGAAGGTACTGCATATCTAACTATTAATCAGTTGACTGGTGGATTTACAGCAGATACACGACTGTACCTTCCTCTTGAGACATACAACGGGTTCTATGAATTGAACTTTGGTGATGGCACCTTAACTGGTGATGCGCCTAAGCCAGGTAACATTATCAAAGCAAGATATCTTTCATCAAATGGCCCTGCTGCAAATGGAGCATCTATCTTTACACCAGCATCAACTGTAAGTGTAAATGGAACAAGTTATAATCTCACTGTGACTACTATTTCAAAGGCAACTCTTGGTTCAGAAAAAGAGTCTACCGAAAGTATTAGGCAGAATGCTCCTCTGAACTTTCTTGCACAGGGTAGATTAGTTACGCCTACTGATTATGTTGCAGTAATTTCAAATTCTATTCCTGGTATTAAATCTGCTAATGCTTGGGGCGGTGAAGACAATGTTCCTATTCCAAAGTTTGGCAAAGTTCTAATATCAATTATCTATGAGTCTGAAATTGATGCTACTACAAAAACGCTGATTGAGCAAAGAATTGCATCTGATCTTACAGATAACCTTTCTATTTCGTCTATCGACGCCGAGATTGTTGTTCCTGAATTCACATACTTAAATGTAACTACGCAGCTAAAGTATGACGCTGGCGTAACAGCTCTGAGTAAACGTGCATTAGAAACTAAAATTCAAGATGGAATTAAAGTGTACTTCGATAATAATCTTGGTAAATTCAACCAGATTTTCCGAAAGTCTAGACTGAGTTCATTTATTGATGCAAGCGACACATCAATTCTTTCCTCAAGAGTGAATGTCTCTATGGAAAGTAGATTTACTCCTGTATATGATGCAGTTGCAGTTAAGTTTATTCAAGCTGACTATACTTTACAGTTCTTGTCTCCATTATCTGCGCCAGATGCTGAAACAGCTATTGTCACAACTGATAACTTTAGCTTTAAAGGTAAGACGTGTTTTATCAGAAACGTTACTGGCGAAAATGCAAGCACAAAGCTACAAATTTTGGACACAGATGAAAACATTGTAGTGTCTGATATTGGTAGTTATGATACTACAACAGGCAAAGTAACATTTACTGGATTTAGTCCTAGCTCTATTATTTCAGGTAATACTTTCTTGAGAGTTAGAGCAATTCCTGCTGATGACTCAAGCATCAAGCCCTTAAGAAATAATGTAATTAATCTTAATACTAACTCTGTGTCTGCACTTCCAGACACGAATATTGCAAATAGCACGGTAGTTTAATGGCTTCAACATTAACAGATTATAATAGAAGAGACCCGAACTTTGTTCAGCCGCAGGTTGAAACAATTATTCCTGAGCATTTCCAAGAGCAGTACCCAACTCTTGTTACTTTTCTCAAGAAGTTCTATGAATATCTAGAGATTGCAGCAGGTCGTAATAATCTGAGTGATGCTTTTTATATCAGAGATGCAGAAAGTACTTCTGAAGACTTTCTAGACTATTTGTTCTTTGAGAGTATGAATGGCCTTGGTGCGGACTTCTTTAAGTTTCCAAGACTTACTCTAAAGTTTATTCCTAACTTTTACCCAATTAAAGGTACTGTGATTTCTGTACCTGCTTTTTTCAGATACATTTATGGTGTAGAGTCTGAACAGTTTTATCCAAAGACACAAATCTTTAATGTTGGGGAAAGTTTGATTGGTGCTGAATCTTTGAGATTTATTCAAGATTCTAACTTCTATCAAATTCTTTCTATTCAGATTAAGTCTCCTCTTGGTGTTACGCAATGGCGTGATGTTTATAAAAGGTATAATCATCCAGCAGGATTTGCACTATTTGCAGAAACACTCTTTGAAAAGACAGCATCAAACTCAATCATGAGCGCTCCACTTTCTATTCAAGATAGTGCTGCTACAGAAGTTACATTAGAAGACTTTGGTGTTGCAACTACAGGAGCATTTGGCACAACAACCGGGCGTGACAGTGCGCTATCTGCTAGATTCTATGTTGATCGTGGCATTCAATTCTACCAAGATTCTATCGGTGAGCTTACTTCTGCACAGAAAGGCGAATACACTTCTATTGTTGATGTACTCAACACCAACTCTCCACGCTTCTCTTCGAATGATAGCGACAAGTTCTCTGATAACTCGCTACAGACTATGGATGAAGATATCTATGCGTTTTATTCTGATAGTGGATTAGACTCTGCGTAACTGTATAAATAAAGTTAACTATCTTTTACAAGAAGGTAAAAAATGACCAGACAAAATATTTCTACTGGCACAAATGCTAACGACGGAACTGGCGATACGCTCCGAAGTGCTGGTACTAAAATTAACAATAACTTTGTTGAACTGTATCAAGCTTTTGGTACAGATAGTGGAACTTTGGGTGCTGGTGTTACCTTCGACAGTGCTAAGGTCATTTTCGCTGGGACAACTAACACAACTACACTGACTAGACTTCAGCCGGGCACTAACGTAACAATCAAGCTTGGTGACAGTAACGGTGAAGTTGTTACAATCGGTGATGATAACATTGTAAATCTTGTAGATTCTACAGGTGCTGCTTCTAAAATTTACTTTGCTAACGTATTTGACTCTGCTACTGGCTTTGGTGCCCTACCTAGCGCAGCAACATATCACGGTATGTTTGCTCATGTGCATGATAGTGGCAGAGCGTTATTCTCACATGCAGGCGCTTGGCATAAGTTACTAGACAGTGATACGTTTAGCTCTATTACAGCTTTAAAGTTAATCAATCCTAGAATTGACACTCATGTTTTTGATGCTACCGGTAACTTTGAAATTTTGAACTTTGACAATATTTCTGGCTCTCCAGTAAACAACGTTAAAATTTCAAATGCTACAACAGGTAATAATCCTACAATCACTTCTGAGGGTGGAGATACTAATGTTGGATTAACAATCTCTGCTAAAAATAATGGACCTGTTACATTAGACGGTACGCTTGTTTATAATGCTCAAGTGTTGACAGCAGGTTCTGATTCCGCTTTAGACTCCAACTCAAACTTCTATTTGTTGAATACAGCTAGTGTTAGAAGTTATAAGTTGCATAACGGTGCAACAACTGGAGAAGTTAAAAGAATTGTAAATCGTAGAACTACCGACACTACGATTGAAGTTAATTCAAATAAATTAACAACTTTGAATGGTGATTTTAGTCAGATGACAATTAAAACTCCTATGATCGTTACTTGCATCTGGGATGGCGTCGGTTCTCAGTGGTTTGTAGATAAAGACTCCGATGTTAATCTCGTATTTGCTTAAAAGGTTTAATAAATGACTGCTATTGTAACAAACGACATTAAAAGACAACTTCTGGACACTGTGACTACAGATGTTGCAGACAGTGCTAACTATTATTACATTGGCATTGCAAAGTCGGATCAGTGGAATGCTACTGATGCCGCTCCTACTGTGCTAAACAGTGAAAAAGAGAAGCGGGACTTTAGAGCAAACTTACAGTCTGTAATCAGAACTACTGATGTTTCTTTTGTCGCTGCCAGATATAACTGGTCTTCAGGCACAATCTATAATGCATATACAGATACTAATGTAACAAACACAAATTACTATGTATTTACTGCAAATAATAGAATTTATCTTTGTGTGCAGCAGGGCAAAAGTAATGATGGTGTTGCTCAAACATCTACTATTGACCCGGAGACTATTGGCACACCAACAGTGGCAAAAGCAACTTCTGATGGTTACATCTGGAAGTACTTGCTGACACTTACTGCTAATAATGCAAACAAATTTCTTTCTGCTAACTTTGTTCCTGTATCTAAAGTAGACTCTGCTGCTGGGCTTGGTACAATTTTACAAACACAATTAGATGTTCAGCAAGCAGCGGACTCTGGTCAAATTGTTGGCTTTAGAGTAACAAAAGCTGGTAGTGGATATACTTCTGCACCAACAGTCACTATTAATGGTGATGGTGTAAGTGCTAAGGCAATTGCAACTATCTCTGCTGCTGGTGGTATTTCTAAAGTTGAGCTTGATGATTCTGCTGGTGGTATTCCTTTTGGTAGAGGATACACATATGCATCAATTTCACTTAGCGCTGGTAGTGCTGAAGTCTCTCCTATCATCTCTGTCTTAGGGTTAGGCAATGATCCTAGAGAAGATTTAAATGCTACTTCTTTGATGTTTAATGCAAAGCCTAATGGCTTACAAGGTGGCGCATTTATTGTAAAGAATGATTTCAGACAAATTGGATTAGTTAAAAATCCAAAGAAAAATCAAACTGTAGATTCTGACTTTAAAGATACTGCTGCTTTAGCATTAAGAAAGCTAACGCTATCTAGCATCTCAAACTTTGATAGTGATAATGCAAGAGATGCATTGATTGTTGGAGGCACTAGTGGCGCTAAAGCATTTGTTGATGATAATAGAGCATCAGTATTTCACTACCATCAGAATGATAGCACAGGGTTTAAACCATTTCAAGCAGGCGAAACTATTAGTGATGCTAACAATGCTAGTAGAACTGCTACAATTGATGCGGATTCTGATGGTACGATCAAACTCATTGATAATCAAATTCTCTATATAGAGAATAGAGCGCCTGTTGTTAGAGATGTTGCTCAGACTGAAGATATCAAACTTATTGTACAATTATAAGGTAACATAGAAGAATGCCCAATTCGTTTACAACTACTACCTTCAATACAACATATAGAGATGATTTTAAAGATAGCGATCATTACCATCGTATTCTTTTCAACTCTGGTAAAGCATTGCAGGCAAGAGAGCTTACTCAGCTTCAGACAATTACACAGACTGAGTTAGAGAGACTTGGGCGGCACATCTTCAAAGAGGGTAGTGTTGTAAATCCGGGTGGGTTGACTGTCGATAGAAACTATGAGTTTGTCAAGCTTGAAACATCAAACACTTCTGCCTTTGTTGTTGGTGATGTAATTCAAGGACAAACTAGCTCAGTACAGGCTAAAATTCTTCAGATTGTAGCAGCAACTTCTTCTGATCCTGCAACATTCTATGTTAAATATATTAACTCATCCACATCTAGTGGTACAGTAACATCTGCTGTAAGATTTACACCAGGTGAAAGTGTACAGAGAACTACATCTTCTGATGCTATTCAAGTACAAGTAACAAATACAGGAGCAAATCCTGCTATTGGCGTTGGCTCAAGAGCAACAGTTAATGGAGGATCATACTTTACAAACGGGCATTTTGTATCTGTAACTCCCCAAACAGTCTTTGTTAGTAAGTACTCTGGTGTACCTACTGAAGTTATCGGTATGAAAATTGTAGAAGATGTAGTTACAACATCTGATACAAATGCGCTCTATGATAACCAAAATAATGGTATTGCAAACTTAACTGCTCCTGGTGCAGATAGATATAGAATTACTCTAACTCTTGCTATTGAGTCCACACTTGCTACTGATGATAATTTCTTCCCCATCAATAGATTAGTAGATGGCATCTTAATGGAAGAAGTTGATGAGACTGAATATAATAAAATTGGTAGCGAACTTGCTGTTAGAACAAAAGAAGAGTCTGGTGATTATGTAGTTCAAGGCTACACGTCTAAGATGAAAGTCGGAGACTCTGATAGCGTACTGAACCTTAGTGTACAGCCTGGTGTTGCATATATTGATGGTTACAGAACTTCTATTACTGGTCCTACAAACATCACTGTTAACAAGCCAAGAACTACAGAAGTGGTTGAAGAAACTGTTGCTGCAAACTATGGCAACTATGTTAAAGTTACTGCACCTACTGGATTCGGGTTTGTTCCAGATATTCAGAGTTTTTCAGAGGTCACACTTAAATCTGCTGTGACTTTTGGTTCAACTACTATTGGCACAGCAAGAGTGCGGTCTGTAGCAAAAGATGGTGCCAATTACAGATTGTATCTCTTTGATATTCAGATTGCTTCTGGACAAAAGTTTAGTGCAGCAAGAAGTATTGGTAAAAGTACAACAGAGTTTTTTAATTTAATCACAGAAAATGGTGTTGCAGTAATCAAAGAGGCTGTTAATAATAATCTCTTCTTTGATCTTGGTAAGACACGACCTTCTCTTGTAGACGATCTTACAATTACAGTACAAAGACGATTTACTGGATCAACAAACAGCAGTGGAGTACTTACCCTATCTGGACTTGGCACTGATGAGTCATTCTCAAATCAGACAAGCTGGATTGTTGGTCTTGATAGTGCAGGCGGCGATCAAATTCTTCCTAATGCATCAGCATCTGGAGCAGCCGTCACTACAGGAAGAGGTAAAGTAGACGTTATTGAAGTGCTTGCACTGGTTGATAAAACAAGTAGTGCAGTTACAGTTCGACCAAAGACTAGAACTGTTGTCACAGAGACAGGTCTTTTAATTGAATCGGATGGCGCAGGTTTCACATTTGTAAAACTAAGTAACCCAGACATTTTCAAATTGACAAGTGTTATCGACTCTGCTACAAGTGTGCCTTTTGATAATAGATTTACTGTTGATAATGGTCAGCGAGATAACTTCTATTATAACGGTAGACTTATTCTGAGAAAAGGCGTGACTGCACCTGCAAAGACTGCATCAATGACAGTTGCATATGAACATTTTGCTCATGGCGCTGGTGATTTATTTGCTGTAAACTCTTACAATGCAACTGATATCGGTTATCAAAATATACCAAAGCACAGACAAGCAAATGGCACACTGGTTGACTTAAGAGACACACTTGACTTTAGACCATATAAAGAATCTGATGGTGCTTCTTACTCAGCTTCTAACATGAATGAACTTCCTCAGAATACTGATACAATTGCTACTGATGTAACATACTACAAAGGTAGAAATGACATTCTGGTGTTGACGCCAGAAAAAGTAATCAAGTATGTTGAAGGTGTTGCTGCACTTGATAACACACTCACACCTAATACTCCAAGCGGCACTCTCAAGCTCAAAGAATTTCAGTTAAATGCATATACCGATGATTTAAATGATTTAACTGAAACATTTATTCAGAACAGACGATTTACAATGCGAGACATTTCAGGTATCGTAAATCGTATTGACAATCTTGAAGAAGTTGTGACGCTCAACTTACTTGAGCAGCAAACTGCGACTATCGAAGTACTTGATTCAAGTGGCAATAATCGCTTCAAGAACGGCTTCTTTGCTGATAACTTCTCCGATTTTGCTTTCTCAGATGTTGATGATGAGCAATACACTGCATCAATGGACTTAGAAAATACACTTCTCTTGCCAGATGTTGTAGAGAATAACGTGCCTCTGGTATATGACTCTGTAGATGCTACTAGTGTCAACACAAAGCTTTCTGGTGAATTACTCACACTTGACTTTGCTTCTGAGGTGTACATTAATCAAGACCTTGCATCTGAAACAGAAAATATTAATCCGTTTGAAGTAATTACGTTTACTGGTCAACTGAGACTGTCTCCTGAAATTGATGAATGGAGAGAAGTTCGTAGAGTAAATAGAACTATTACTAGAATTAGGTCGATTACTTTCACTTCTAGAAGAAGCCGAGGAGTTGTTCGTAGATTAGACGATTTCACCGAAACAACAACTGTGACTGGTGGTAGAGTAACACTTCTTCCTAATATTCGTTCTAGACTTGTCTTCTTTAAAGGTGAAGCACTTAAGCCGAACACAAGACACTTCTTATTCTTTGACAACGTTCTGCTGACTAATCCATCTGGCAATAACTATACTAGAGAAGAAGCGGACTTTGTTAGATTCTCAAGAAGAAGTCGGGATCAATTTATTAATTCTAGGGCAACTTCGCATCCTCTGACAGGCAGCGATTTGTACACGGATAATAAGGGTGAAATTATTGGTTCTTTCTTAGTGCCAAATAATAGTGAGTTTATTTTTGATGCTGGTGAGCGTGAAGTAAAATTAATTGATGTTAGTGTCAATGATGATGCTGCTTCTACATCTTTTGCTGCTGCAACGTATAGCGCTCAAGGCACTAGAAGAGTGATTGTCAGTACTACAGTGAGAGAAGGTACTGTAGTCGTTGCTGTGCCACCTAGACCTCGTGACCCTCTTGCTCAGTCTTTCCAAATTCAGAATTCTGAAGGCGCATTTGTCACTAAAATTGATGTGTATTTCTCTACTAGACCAGCAGCTAGTAGTGCTGATGAGAACATTCCAGTACGTCTTGAATTAAGACCTCTGAGAAACGGCGTGCCTGCTCAGGACGAGATGGTAATTGGTTCACAAGTAGTTAAGCAGAGAGCAGATATTAATATTCCAAGTGATCTGGACGACTTGACTACTATTAGAGCAACACCAACAACGTTTGAATTTGATGCGCCTGTTTACTTACCTGGCAATACACCATTCGCACTTATTTTACAAGCGGATACTGTAGACTATAATGTTTACGTTGCTAAGGCAGGTGACTTTATTATTGGTACTACTGATAGACGAATTCGACAGCAGCCTTCTCTTGGTTCGTTGTTTATGTCTCAGAATGCTATTACATGGACACCTGATCAGACTAGAGACATGATGTTCAGAATTCATAGAGCAAACTTTGTGTCTTCTGGCGCTGCTCTTATTGAGAACATTGATTTGCCTGATGCTATTCTTGATAGTGATGCGATTTCTACTGATAGTGGATCAACTACAGTCACAATTCTACAGCGTGGTCATGGCTTTGGTATTGACGATTATGTTAATATCTACGGTCTCGATTCCAGCACTTCATATGCTGGTATTAAAGGTAGTAGTATTCTCGGCAAAAGAAATGTAACAGCAATTGATGGAACAGGATTTAAATTTGTTGCTGATAGTGCTGCAACATCTACTCAAGTGACTGGTGGTAGTAATCTGAGTGCATCACAAAACATTCAAATGGATTTAGCATTCCCTCTAATTGAATCTTTCTTGCCAGCAGTCTCTGCTAATTTAACAATGCAAGGTTCATTTGCAAAAGGCCGCTCGATTGTACCTAGTAATGGTGCTGTACCTAACAACAAATCAAAGAATACTTTTGCTTTAAGTTCCAACTTTGATATTGTATCTGATAATCCTGTTCTGTTTGATTTCCCACAGGTTGTAGCTAATAGACAGAATGAAGATTCTGCAACTACATTGTTAGCAGCAACTAATCCTACACCAAGAAAATCAGTGAAGATTACTGCAAACATGGCTACGTCAAGTAACTTTATTAGCCCTGTGATCTTTATGGATAATGCGCAAATGTTGACTTCAAACAACATTATTGATAACCAAGACTCTGCGACTAATGTGTTCCCTCTAAACACACCATTCGACTTTGTTGATGAGACTGATCCTACAAACGGTTCTACTTTGTCAAAGCATATTACTCCACCTGTTGTGATTGATGAGCCTGCTGTAGGCTTGAAAGTTATCATTGCAGCTAACCGACCTGATGGCGCTAATTTTGATCTTTACTTCAGAACATCAGAAGTAGGTAGTGACATAAATATTGATGAAGTCGCATTCGTAAAAGTTGCTCAAGACACTATTATCCAAACGGATGAGAATAGAGACATCTTTAGAGATTATGAATACACAATTGGTAATTTAGGAGGTGAACTGTCCCCATTCACAACTTTCCAGTTGAAGATTGTGATGAGAAGTTCTAATAGCTCCAAGATTACAACATTTAGAGATTTGAGAGCAATTGCGCTAGGAACATAAGAAGGACTTACCGTGGGATTAAAAAGAAGATATCTAAAACATGATAGTGATGGATCAGGCAACTTTTCTGGATTAAAGGAAATGTCAGATGCGGAATTCATGCGTGTTGCATCTGTGTCCGGCGCAAAGTTTGCAACTACTTTTGATTCGACAGATGAAGGTAATATTAAATTTAGTAACACCTCATTCACAACAAATGCTGATAGTATCGGCAGGGTTATTGACACTAGCTATCTTAATGATGCTGATGATACTGATCTAGATGCTGCCACATTGATCACAGAAACTTTGTTCTTAGCAATGCAGAACACTGAATCTTTCGGTGATGCAGGCTCTGCTGTTGCCTTGGACAAAAGTTCGGTAGGATTTTTAGGGCAGTTACCATTAGTTCCTAAGATAGGACTGACAAACACTACACTTGAAATGAGAAGTTTTACGACAGGTCTAGGTGCAGATTCTACAAATGATCTTTTAGATGACCTTATCGTAAAAATCTTTGAGAATGATTTACCAGGAACATATCACTTTGATGATAGCGCAAGAACCGCTATTTACGGTGTGTATAATACAACAGATAGTAAACATTATCCAGACAGTGATAGATGGCAAATCTTAAATACAATTGTAGAGGATCGAGCGCACAGCGGCACCACAGCAGCAGATTCAGATCATCTGACTGTAAACTTTTATCAAAAAATTTCTCTTACTTCTGGGTCCGCTGCTGATATATTAACTGGCGCAAAAGTTAATCCTATGTTTGGTAGACTTGATGGTAGTAGACTTTTAACAGATTTAAAAGCAGCAGCAGATTCAGACTATGCTCGACTTATTTCTTCTGCGTTATGTGCCAGAATTGCTGATAATCAAATAAATGATAGAGTGGGAAAATTAGTAATCTCTGACACTAGCCCTGGTGTTGCTTATAGAGAGCTTGGTAGTGGTATGCTAGATCAGAGACGTGGAACTGCTGATGTTACAGCAGATGGTCCCGCTACAGACTTCGCTAGAGTTCTAGGTCCTAGAAGCTTCGGTAGAAGTACTGGTTCTAGGACCTTCAGTAGAGGCGGACAATATCCTTCTAACTTTTCTGGTACAAGAACAGTAAACTATTCTGGTACAAGAACAGTAAACTATTCTGGTACAAGAGCTACAACCTTCGCTGCTGTTGTTGGTACAGGCACCGCAGACAGAGATACTATTGGTACGTTTAAATTATTTGTTAAAATTGCTTAAGATGGAGTGAATGATATGAGCAAAAGAGTTTATGATATTGTAACATGGACAAGTAAATACAAGAATGCTGTTACTTGTAGATATACAGATATTGCAGCGAATGGTAGAAAAGTCACTGCTGAAGGAGTTGTCAACAAGTTTGTTAAGAAAGGCGATAACGACACTGCTGAAATCTCCCCCATTTTCGAGAAAATATTAGACCAATGGCCTGTTGAACGTATTGATACTGAAACTCAAAGATATGAAGACGAACAAGAGCTACGACTCAGAGAAGAAGAACGGCAGAAAAAAGAACAAAGAGAATATGAACAAATTCGAAAAGTCTTTGAGACAAAAATTGAAATCTTTAACATTCCTGAAATTGCAGAATCTAAAAATAGAGAAGCAAAAGCTACAATTAGACGATCTAAAAGTAGCACAGAAGCTATTATGAACGCTATTATATTAATGACAGAAGAGAGACAGAATGCACAAGCAGATAGCGAATCTAGTTGATTTAAAAAATGAGTATGTTAAAGAGGTATTAGATAATATTGCATTACAAACAAATAATTTAATTGACAATAGTAAAATTAAGTTTAATAATAAAAATTTTTTAACAGCGACTTCTGAACAGACTTGTGATGATATTATTTCTTTAGGAATAAATCACTCTGGATATCCAGATGATGGTAATATGCTTGAGTTACTATCGTCTGATGCTGTTACAGACGATAAAATCAAAAAAAATACATACTACATGAATGAAGTAAGACCTAAAATTCTACAGTATAATATTGATATACAGTACTTCTTAGGTTCTAGAAACGCAGGTATCTTTACATATTACCCACCTAATGGATACATCTCTTGGCATAACAATGCTAATGCGCCGGGATACAATGTTCTGTTCACTTGGTCAGAAACTGGTGATGGTTATTTTGCTTATAGAGATGAAAATAATCAGACAGTAAAAGTGCATGATAAAAAAGGCTGGTCAGCAAAGATGTGCTATTTTCCTAGCTATAGTGAAGAGATAGGAACTTTCTATCATAGCGCTTCTACTAACTGTAGAAGAATCACATGCGCATATAGATTTGAAGATGGTGAAGCTATTTGGAAAGACTTAAAAGAAGATTTAGAGAATGAATAATGGATTCATTATAGTTGCTACAAGAACTTCTTACTTTTATGATAGAGCCATTGCGTGTGCAAATAGCATTTTAGCTTTTTTTCCAGATGCTAGAATAACACTCTTTACAACAAATCAACTTTTTGATTCTATACATGAGAACTTTTTTGATAGAGTAGTTTTAGATACTCCAAATGAAGTTAGAGGTAAGCTATGGGCGATGGCGAATACTCCTTATGAGAATACTTTATACATAGACGCCGATTGTGTAGTTATGCATGAAGACATTGAATTTGTTTTTGATGAACTTGGCTCGAATAATATGTTATGGACAAGAATAACAGCAGATCGTGAATATGCATATACTAACGTAGGTGGCAGTAACAGAGTTTTTCCAGGTGGCGAATTTAAAATTCATGGGGGAGTTTGTTTGTACAATTCGCTTGCAAAAAAATTCATGAATGATTGGTACAAATTAGATAAAAAAATTAGAGACAATCTGTGGTGGCCTGATGCCGATTTATACCCAATCAGATTTAAAAAGTGGGATCAATTTTCTCTTTGGTGGTTGACTGAAAAAGAATATGATAATTATAGATATTTACGATGGGACTTTTTTGAAAATGATGCTCGATGGAATTATCTAAACTCATACCATAAGGCCAAAGATCATACTAACGGCACTTCTACAGTGATTTTACATCATCCTTGGGCAGGCAACAAATGAAACCAATTAAAGATCATCCTAATTTAGCTAGAGCCAATTCTGGGGCGATTATAAATAAAGATACAAGTGGCTTAGAGCAAGCAAAGGCTCGAAAACTTGCTAAACGAAATGAAAAAAATAAGCTTGATGAGTTAGAAAAGCGAATTGATGGTATTGAATCTTCTAATCAAAGAATAGAGTCTTTGTTACAAGATTTAATTTATCGAAGTACGGATGATGGAAAATAACTCTTTATAAATAATGTTATAACGAAAATAACAAAAGAGTTTGCTCATCATGGCAGAATATGCAGTGCTTACAGTAGATCAAGGCACAGATACAATTTTTCAGCTTGAAGTGGTAGATAGTGATAGGACTGCAAAAGACCTCACTAATCTCTCAGTCTTCGCTAAATATAAGAGTTCTTATGGTCAAGCGACAGGAAATTCTTTTCAAATTTCAGTGCCTACTCCAAAAACGAATGGCATAATTGAACTTACAGTGAGTGGAGATTCTTCTATAAGCCTTTATAATGCTCAAAGACGCTATGTTTATGATATAGAACTTAAAAATGCAAATGACACCGTAGAGAGAATTCTAGAAGGTATTTTAGAAATCAATCCCGGCGTAACTTTGTCTGATTCGGCATAATAAAGGAATAAGCATGGCAAGAAGGATTATAGTAAAAAAGATACTCTCTGGTATCCCAAATATCACAAAGCTTACAGGCTTTAGTGATGTTAATGATTCTGGATTGAGTGGAACTAACGGTTACCTCAAGTATGATTCTGCTAGCCAAAAGTTTAACTTTGTATCTTTAGCGTCTATTACTAGCGGTGTAAGTACGGTTAACTCGCTGAATGGCGCAATCACAATTGCTGGAGCAGGCACAGTTTCTGTTGGTACAGCAGGTAGCACTATTACTATCACAGGCTCTGGTGGCGGAGCAGGTGGTGTAGACTCTGCTGCTGTTAACACACTAATTGCTGCTGCGGATACTCATGACTCTGCTGCTGTAAAAGGACAGATTGATTCAGCAGTAAATGCATCATTTATCAACGCTTTGACGATAGACGCCGATACTCTTGGTGGACAGAATAGCGCATATCATTTAAATTACAATAACTTTACTAATAAACCTACTATTCCTACAGTAGACTCTGCGACTATTCTACCTTTGGCTAGAGCAGCAATAACAGCAGGCTCTAACATCACATACGATTCCGCTACAGGTGTGATTTCTTCGACTGGTGGTGGAGCAGGTGGTGCAGATTCTACATCTGTTCAAGGACAGATTGATTCAGCAGTAACTATTGCGTTTATTAATTCTTTAAGTGGGACATTAGACGCTGATACTCTTGGTGGTAATGATTCTGCGTATTACCTTAATTACAATAACTTTACTAACAAACCTACAATTCCTACAGTTGATTCTGCTACAATTCAACCATTTGCTAGAGCAGCTATTACAGCAGGATCAAATATTACATATGACTCTGCAACAGGTGTAATTGCAAGCACAGCTTCTGGTGGAACAGATAGTGCAACAGTTGTTTCGATTGCAGACTCTAGAATTGGTGTTTCTAGTATTGGCGCTCTCTCAAACGTCGATCTTTCAGGTATCTCTACAAATAACATTCTTAAATGGGATGGTGCTAAATTTGTAGCGGCTGTAGATGCTACATCCGGCGGTGGCTCAGGTATTGCTCTTTCTGATCTTAGCGCAACTGATGCAGGTGGATTTGGCTCTTTTGCTTACAACAACGTAAGTGGAGTATTTACATACACTGGCGCAGACTCTGCCGCAATTAAAACTGTAACAAGCATACCTTATGCCAATTTAACTGGCACACCTACTATTCCTACAGTAGACTCAGCAGCTATCAGACCATTTGCTAGAGCAGCAATAACAGCAGGCTCTAACATCACATATGACTCTGCAACAGGTGTTATTGCTGCTGTTATAGGTGATACTCATGACTCTGCTGCTGTTCAAGGTCAAATAGACAGTAACTTAAATGCATTAGACACTCATGACAGTGTGGCAGTTCAAGGTCAAATTGATTCATCAATCAATAATGATATTGTTGGAACAGCTAATGAAGTAGAGGTTGCAGCATCTGGTGGTGTGGCAACTATTGGACTTCCTGCTGCATTACAAATTACAACTAGCTTAACAGTTGGTGGAAATGCAGTTCTAACTACAGCTAGTGATACTCATGACAGTGTGGCTGTATCTGGTCAAATTAATACCAAGTTTGCCAATAACGCAACATTCTCTAAAGACCTAAACGTAGATAGTAACCTGACTGTTGGTGGATACATTGGTGGACCAGCAGTCTTTACGATTGATCCTGCTGGTATCGGAGACAGCACAGGTAAAGTTGTAATTCTTGGCGACTTACAAGTTGATGGTACACAAACAATTATTAATTCCACTACTGTAAGTATCTCTGATAAAAATATCGTGTTAGCAGACTCTGCAACCAACGCTTCTCAAGCAGACGGCGCTGGAATTACAATCAATGGTGCTTCTGCTACCTTACAATATGCTTCAACTGGCGACAAATGGGTATTTAATAAAGCGCCACATTATAATACTGACAGACTGTTAACCACCGCAGATGACACTCATGATAGTGCTGCTGTTCAAGGTCAAATTGATTCAGCAGTCAATCAATCTTTCATTAATGCATTAGACACTCATGACTCTGCATCAGTTCAAGGACAGATTGATTCAGCAGTCAATCAATCTTTCATTAATGCATTAGACACTCATGATAGTGCTGCTGTAAAAGGACAGATTGATTCAGCAGTAACTATCGCATTTATTAATTCTTTAACTGGAACTTTAGATGCGGATACTCTTGGTGGTAATGACTCTTCATACTATCTGAACTATAATAATTTCATTAACGACCCATCAATTCCTGCACTTTATACTGACTTTATTGATTCCTCTCAAGCTATTATTATTGCAGATGCTAGAATTGCAGCGGCTGATACTCATGACTCTAATCTTGTATTAGGTCAAATTAATTCTATTGTTGATTTTAACTTTATTACTGCTGCTGGCAAAGCCGATTCCGCTTATATTAAAACTGTAACAGGCATTGATGCAGATACATTAGATAATCTTAACAGCACAGAGTTTTTAAGATCAAATACAAAAGATCAGAAAACTGCTGGCTCTCTTGTGATGAATGATGGTATTGCAATTAAGTTTGGTACAGACTCTGATCATAGTATCTCAGAAGTTTCTGGCAACTTAGAAATCAACACTGTTGGCACTACATTTTTCAAAGTGAACACCGCTGGTCTTAGATTACATAATCAGGCAGGTACTGAGAATTTAATTACTGCATCTGAAAATGGCGCTGTAGCACTTTACTATGATAATGTACAGAGAGCAATTACAACAAATACCGGTCTTAATATTACTGGGTTTCTTGATGCAGACTCTATTCAGACTACTCATATTGATATCTTTGATGTGGTATATCATAAGCCTACTGCACAGAATGCGGGAGCCGGCCAGACTACAGTAAAGGTCGCTCCTCACTTAGGTGTGCCATGTTCAATTGAATATTCTATTCATATGAAAGATGTTAATGGAACAACAACAAAAGGTGAAACTTCATATACTAAAGTTGTAGCTACTTTAGATAGTGGCTTAAACACCGCATATACAGAATTTTCCACATTATTTACAGGCGATAGTGAGTTTGGTACGTTTGACGTAGATGCAGATGCTACCAACATTAATTTAAAATTCACCAGAAGATCAGGCAGAGACGGTACAGTTAGAGTGCAGACTGCTAAGACAGTTATTGGTGGAGACGGTTAAATGAGCTATCGGGGGAAAGTGAACCATGGCAGCAGATAATAAGAATTTTATTGTAAAAAATGGTCTTACCGCACAGGGAGGCATACAATCTGATTCTGATGTTGATGTAACAGGTGATATTAGTGCAACTGGTAGTATTATTGCAACTGGCAGTATTACTGGCGCTTCTTTTAGTGGTAGTTTGCCTGCGGCTAGTTTGACAGGTACTATTGACTCTGCAAGAATTCCAGGCTTACAAACAGCAGATGTTGTTGCAGGAACATTTGTTGATGCTAGAATTCCTAATTTAGCAACATCGAAAATCACTTCCGGTACGTTCGATTCTGCTAGACTGCCTGCACTTTCAACATCAGACATTAGTAATGGTATATTCGACTCTGCAAGAATTCCAGGCTTACAAACAGCAGATGTTGTTGCAGGTACGTTCGCACTTGCAAGAATTCCAACTATTGCTTTAACCACCAATACATCTGGCAACTATGTACAATCCGCAACTGCTGGACTTGGTATTAAATCTCTTAGTGCAGCAGGTGAAGGTGTTGATCAAACAATTGCTGTAGATTCTGGCTTTGTCACTGGGCTATTTAGTGCAGCAGAAGGTATTAGTTATAGTGGTGGCGTAATTGGTCTTGATGCTACAGACAGTGCAACATTTGCTAACGTAACAGTTACTAACGAGTTTGCTGTTTTTGACTCTGCAAATGGTGAAGAAGTTGCAAAGTTTGCTGGTGATCCTAGTACAGGATTAACTATTCATTCTCACGCACATGCTACTGATGGTGGCATTCGCTTTGTAATTCATAATACAGCAGATTCAGATTATTTAATTCTTTCTCAGCCAACTGGCATTTCTGCTGTTAATAGAAGAATTAGAGATGTTGGTGCACCAACCTCTGATAAAGATGCTGCAACTAAATCATACGTTGACGGAGTAGCTCAAGGTCTTGCAATTAGAGACCCTGCAAAAGTAGCAACAACTGCCGCTCTCACAAGTACAAATGATATTACAGCAATTACATATGATAGTGGCGCTTTAGGATTTGGCGCAAAGATTTTAATTACAGCCACAACAGGTCTTGACTCTATTGATGGATTTACATTAAGCGCCGGTAATAGAATTATTGTCAAAGATGAAACCGGTGCTAATTTACCATTTAACGGTATCTATAGCTGGGACTCTGCAAAGGGTATCACTAGAACTACGGATATGGACTCCGGCAGCGAGTTTAACGGTGGTGAATTTGTATTCGTACAAGAGGGTACTATCAACGGTGGTAACGGCTTCTCACAGAAAGATAATGTAAATATTGTTGGTGATAGTGCAGTTCACTTTGTGCAGTTCTCTGGTGCTGGTCAGATTACGGCTGGACAAGGTATTAGTAAGACTGGCAACACTCTTGCTGTTGATTTATCTGGCACACCAGGACTTGAATTCTCTTCTAATGAACTACAAGCAAAAGTAGACGGTTCTACCATTGAAAGAGTTTCTGGTGGTCTTGCTGTCAAAGATGGTGGTATCAATACTGATAAATTTACAACTGCTGGTGGTACAGGTGTAACTCTCACAAACATTGCAACAAATGCTGGCGAAACATTCTCTACAGCAGGTCTTAGAAGTCAGCTTGAAGATGGTATATACAAAGTCTATACTACTGCTATCGGAGACTCTGATACTACAGCATTAGTAGACTCTGCATATGTTAGACCGTTAGCTAGAGCCGCTATTACAGCAGGATCAAATATTACATATGACTCTGCAACAGGTGTTATTTCTGGTGCAGCATCTCTTATTGTGCAAGAAGAAGGTGGTGCATTATCTACTGCCGCCACTACACTGAATTTTGTAGGTCCAAATATAACAGCATCTGGAACTGGTGCAACTAAAACAATTACAGTTGCAGCAGGTTATACCGATGCTGATGTTACTGCTCATGTAGATTCTGCATATGTACAACTCAGAGCAGATTCTGATTACATTAAGACTGTAGCAGATTCTGATTATATTAAGACTGTAGCGGATATTAATGCAGCAACTCTTGGTGGCCAAGCAATTGGCGCTTTCTTAAGAAGCGATGCGACTGATGCCTACACAAGTGGTACACTGACATTTAACAATGCCGCAACAGTAGCTTTTGCTAAAACAACTGGCACATCACCATTTACAGTAGCTTCTACAACTGTTGTGACTAATCTTAATGCTGATAGACTAGACGGGCAACATGGCGCTTACTATCGTATAGATATATTAGACTCTGCTGGCACAACACTGAACACATAAGGACTATTGAATGGCTAATCCATCTACTAGACAGGGACTGATTGACTATTGCAAGAGAAAGCTTGGTGATCCTGTAATTGAAATTAACGTAGAAACGAATCAAGTAGAAGATCGTGTAGATGAAGCTATTCAGTTCTATCGGGAGTATAACTCTGATGGATTGTTTAGAACTTATGTGAAGCATCTTGTCACTGCTACTGATGTAACTAACAAATACATTACGGTAAACGATAATGTCTTTTTTGTACAGAGACTTTTTCCTGTCAACTCTTCAGGAACAACATCATCGAACTTCTTTGATTTAAAATATCAACTGTCTCTTAATGAACTTTATGACTTAAATACGTTTATTGGCGACTTGGCTTACTATGAGCAAATGCGACAATACGTTTCTTTGCTTGATATGAAATTGAACGGTCATCCTCAGATTACTTTTAGCAGAAATCAAAATAGAATTTATATTCATGGCGATTTCAATAATCAGAAAATCGAAGCAGGTACATATATTGTCTTTGAAGTCTATCAAGCAATTGATCCACAAACACACACGGACGTATATAATGATATTTTCTTAAAAGAGTATTTGACACAACTGATTAAGCAACAATGGGGAGCCAACTTGATTAAATTTGATGGTATGGTTCTACCAGGCGGAGTAACAATGAACGGCAGACAATTGTATGATGATGCAACTCAAGAAATCGAAAGATTAAGAGAACAAGTCAGACTTACTCATGAAATGCCTGTTGACTTCTTTTTAGGATAAGACATGGCTAGAAATCCATATATATCACAAGCAGTAAGGTCTGAACAAAATCTTTATGAAGATATCATTATTGAGTCTCTAAAGATTTATGGTCAAGATGTTGAATATTTACCAAGAACTCTTGTCAATGAAGATGAGATTTTTGGTGAAGATGCTGTTTCTAGATTTGACAATGCACACACAATTGAGATGTATCTTGAAAATACAGACGGCTTTGAGGGTGATCAAGACCTGTTCAGCAAGTTTGGTGTAGAAATTCGTGACAGAGCAACAATGCATGTTGCACGGCGCAGATGGGATGCTGTTGTGGGCGCACATGTCACGAACAATAGACCAAACGAAGGTGATTTGATATATCTTGGTTTGTCGGATCAAATCTTTGAAATTATGAGAGTTGTAGATGACACACCTTTCTATCAGTTATCTAACCTTCCTACATATAGACTTGACATTGAATTGTTTGAGTACAATGATGAAGACTTTGATACAGGCAATGAGTCTGTTGATGAAGTTGAGGCACTAGGTAACGTTATTAAATTAACACTTACTGCATCTGATTCTGATGCGCTCCAGCTTGGTGAAAATATTCAATATCTTGTTGATAGCGCAAATGGTCCTAAGCTTGTAGGTGAGATTGTGAATTGGGATGCGTCTACTAATATTCTACAAGTTGCACATATCGGCTCTACTGATGGTAAGTTCAGAACGTTTAGCGCAGGCACATCTATCACTTCTACAACTAGCAACATCACAAAGACAATCTCTGCTATCAACGAAGAACTGCAACAATCCTTTAGTCAGAATGCTGCATTTGAAACGACAGGTGATACCATTATTGACTTCAGTGAAAGCAACCCATTTGGTGAGGTGACATAAGATGTTAAATCAACATTTCTATCACGAAAAGATTCGTAAATGCGTTGCTGTTTTTGGCACACTGTTTAACAACATATATGTTATGAGAAAGAATAGCTCAGGCGCAACTATTAGTCAACTGAAAGTTCCTTTAAGCTATGCACCAAAGCAAAAGTTTTTAGAGCGTATTCGTGAAACTGAAAACTTATCTGATGAAAAATTAGCTATTAAGTTACCTAGAATGTCGTTTGAAATGTCTGCTCTTTACTTTGATCCAAGCAGGCAGCTACCAAAAACAAATAACTTCTCAAGACTAGTCTCAACTAATAACGGTGTAAGAACTAAATTCTTTACTGCGGTACCATATATTATTAACTTTCAGTTGAATATTTTAGCAAAAGCAAATGAAGATGCTGTACAGATTTTAGAACAGATTATTCCTTTCTTTAATCCTTCATACACAATTACAATGAAGCCGTTTGCTGATTATAATGATATCACAGAAGATGTGCCAATCTCTCTGATTGGATTGTCTTTTAGTGATGACTATGAGGGGCAGCTAGAGAATAGAAGAACTATTATTTACACTCTAGATTTTGAGATTAAAACACAGTTCTTTGGTCCTATTTCAGATAGCAAGATCATTCGCAAGGCTATTGTTGATCTTAAGGACTCTGATACTGCTACTCTCATTGATCACTTTGAGCGTATTACTGTTGTGCCAAATCCGACTTCATTAAATATCATTGCAGACAGTGACTTCAACACTACAACAACTTTCTTATATCCAGGGTTAGGCGATAGCATCTAAAAAAATGCAACACTTATATAATGATGACGGCTTGAATATTGTAGTTAAAGGTTTTTGTCCGGTAGACGTTCTTGAGATATGGAAAGCTGAAAGACTAGATAGTTATAGATATCTCAGAGGTGATTATCTAGTTAAAATTACTGAAGATAATAAAACTATTTACATAACAGATTTTGCAGGCAGTCAATCTCCTAGGCAATTACCTAGAAACTCGACTATCGTTATTGAAAATAATGAAATAGTATACTGTAAACAAAACTGGAATACAACTAAAAAATATTATATTCCTCCTCAGGGTTTTGAAAGAAAGTCCAGCTTCGATGATTTCTTTCAAGCAATTGATGATGCTGTTGCACTGAGATGTATTGATAGTCCGACTATCACAATGAGTTGCGGACACGACTCTGGCGTAATAGCAGCATCTGCGCTAAAACAAAACTTAAAGTTTAATGCTCTTTCTTTACGATCTATTGAAAATGAAGATGTGCTTGAGAAGCGAACAAAGCTTGTCAATGGCACAATACTTGATGGATTTACAGAAGGCAGTGGCCATGACTTTATTGTTAATTTCATTTCAGATAATGTTGTGATCAGTGGCTTAGGTGCTGATGAGCTTTATGTAACAGGCGATGATGAGTTACTTGCTGAGTTTTTTGCTGACACAATTGATCTATATGCAAGTAGAGGTATTGAACATAGATTTCCGTTATCTGACTATAGCGTATGGAAAGAGTATTTCTCTTTAGATGAGCGAGTAATTAAGAAAGCAAATAAGTCACCATTTACAAAATACATGGAAGCACTTGATTTTCCTGTGCATTATGGTCAAAAGGTATCTTTTGGTATTTAAAAATTGCATATTATAAATACATAAAAGCAATAGATACTTTTGGTTTAATTTTACTGGAATACTAATGATTGAAGAAAATGATGCTAAAGATGATTTTGAGTATTCAAGATCAACATATTATGAGCTGCTTGATAAAGGCAGAGAAGGACTCGATCTGATGATGGAGGTCGCAAGAGAGTCTGAGCATCCAAGAGCATTTGAAGTTCTTTCCAGCATGATCAAACAGCAGTCTGAAGTTACTGATAGGCTTATGGACTTACAGAAGAAAAAAGTAGACTTAAATGGCACAAAGAAAGAAGAGAAGAAACAGCTAACTCAAAATAATGTATTTGTGGGCTCAACAGCAGATTTACAAAAGATGTTGTCGGGCGATATGGAGGTAATTGAACATGATACTGACGGAACTGACTAGAGGTATATTTAAACTCTTAAAAAAACTGATAGGTGAATCAAGTATTCTACTAGCAGTAATTTACACAATTGGACATATTTTTATTGCAACTATCTGTAATTGGCTTATTACAGGTGCAGCAATGGAGTTAGCAGCAGTAGATGCTATTGTAGAACCTTTGATTAATGGTGTTTGGTTCTATGCACTACACAAATTTGCCAAAAGATTTATTAAATGAATTTCGAAAAAGAAACTTATCTAGGCAATGCACAAGTCAAGAAAGACGGTGTACAGCAAGCCTGGACTAAAAAAGATATCAAAGAATATCAAAAGTGTATGAAAGACCCTGTTTACTTTGCTGAAAAATATGGTAAAGTAATTAATCTTGATAGAGGACTGGTGCCGTTTGAAATGTACCCCTATCAGAAGAAGATGTTTGAACACTTTGAAAGTAGTAGATTTTCTATCGTACTAGCGTGTAGACAGTCTGGTAAGTCTATTAGCTCATGTATGTACATTCTTTGGTATGCACTGTTTCATGCGGATCAGACTATTGCTGTTCTAGCAAACAAAGGCGCTACTGCAAGAGAGATGCTTGCTAGAATTACACTTGCTCTAGAGAACGTACCTTTCTTTCTACAACCTGGCACAAAAGCACTTAACAAAGGCTCGCTAGAGTTTAGTAACAATTCAAGAATTATTGCAGCAGCAACATCAGGATCATCTATTCGTGGTTTGTCTGTTAATCTACTGTTTCTAGATGAGTTTGCGTTTGTAGAAAATGCAGCACAGTTTTACACTTCAACATATCCTGTTATCTCATCTGGTAAAACATCAAGAGTTATTATTACTTCTACAGCTAACGGCATTGGTAATACTTTTCATAAAATCTATGAAGGTGCTGTACAAGAGACAAATGAATTTAAATCATTTAGAGTTGACTGGTGGGATGTGCCTGGCAGAGACGATGAATGGAAACAGCAAACAATCTCAAACACTTCAGAATTACAGTTCCAACAAGAGTTTGGAAACACCTTTTTTGGAACAGGTAATACACTGATTGCTGCGGATGCTTTGTTGAATATGAAAGCATCTATGCCTTTAGAAGATAAAGGTGATGTTAGAATATATGAGCAGCCAAAGTCAGGTCATGATTATATTATGACAGTAGATGTAGCTAAAGGTAGAGGGCAAGACTATTCTACATTCAATGTCATTGATATCACACAGACACCATTTAAGCAAGTTGCTATCTATAAGAACAACTTAGTTTCTCCAATTTTGTTTCCAAGTGTTATTCATAAATGGGCAAAGACCTATAACGATGCATATGTCATTGTAGAATCAAATGATGCAGGCTCTGTAGTGGCGAATGGTCTTTACTATGATATTGAATATGAGAATGTACATGTAGAGTCAATGATTAAAGCTAATGCAATTGGCGTTACAATGAACAGAAAGATCAAGCAAATTGGATGTTCTAATCTTAAAGACTTGATTGAAGAAAATAAATTAGAGTTATTAGATATTGATACAATATCCGAGTGTTCTACTTTTGAAGCTAAAGGCAATTCTTTTGAAGCATCAAGTGGAAATCATGATGACTTAGTTATGAACTTGGTTATGTTTGCATGGTATGTCGGAACAGAATCATTTATTAATCAGTCCGATTTAAGTATCAGACAAATGCTTTATGATGAAAAGATAAAGGCTATTGAAGAAGAGATAACTCCAGTTGGATTTATTGATGATGGCATTGAAAATGAGAAAAGAGAAGTGAATGGTGGTGACGTTTGGTTTGAAACTAGAACAGGTATGTTCTAAAAATTGTTTATTTTATAAATATTAGTACTGTTTGAAATAAATCTTATTATGCAACCCTTATAATTAATTCAAACGAAAAAGAGGAAGACTCATGGCTTTTTTCACGCCTTCGCTGTCTCCAGCCGTAGTTGTTCGTGAGATTGATCTCACTGGCATTGTACCAAACGTTGGCACCACAACTGGTGTATTTGTTGGTAACTATCGTTGGGGTCCAGTCAATGTACCCACGTCTGTAGACAATGAAGCAACCCTTGTTTCTAAATTTGCTACGCCTGACACAACTAACGCAGTTGATTTTCATACTGCTTCACACTTCTCAAAGTATTCTAATCAGCTTCTGAACATTCGTGCTGTAACGAGCGCTGCATTCAACTCTTACGATTCTGACAAGACAGGTGGAGTTTCGTCTGGTGTTAGTGTCGCTTCTACTAGAGGCACACGACTTGTTAAGAATGAAACTGATTTCAACAATCTTCTTAGCGCTTTAGATTCTGATGGCCATAGCTTTGTCGCAAAATATCCAGGCGCACTTGGTAATTCGATTCAAATTCAAATGTGTGGATTTGATGTAGGTGACTCCGCATTTACTACATGGTCACTGAGAAATCAGTTTGATCAAGCTCCTGGCACTTCTTCATACCTTGCTGGTAAAACTGGTGTAGGTGATGAAGTACATGTTGCTGTTGTTGATCAAGACGGCCAGTTTACGGGCACCAAAGGCGGAGTGCTTGAAACATTCCCATATCTTTCGTTAGCCAGAAACGCAAAGAACGCAGATGGCTCAACAAATTACATTGCTGATGTTCTTAACAACCAATCTGGTTATGTTTGGCTTGTAGACGCTGCTAACATTGACTCTGACTATAGAGTAGCAGGCGCAGGCACAGACGCAGCAGATTCTGGAGATGATTATAAGTTGATTGCAACTGCACAAGGCGTTAAGACTATCAGCCTTGTAAATGGCGCAAACTCTGGTGCTCTTACTACTTCTGAGTATGCTAGTAGCTTTGATCTTATCGAAGATGTAGATGCATATCAGGTAGACTTCTTGATTGCGCCGCCAGTGACTACTAGTACTGGCGCTAATACTACAGCAGACACAATTATTACTGATCTTAACAGCATTGCTGCTACGACTCGTAAAGACTGTGTTGTAGTTGCATCCCCACCAAAATCTTCTGTAATTAACACAACTACTCCTGTAGATGATACAATTACTTTTGCAAATCTACTTCCATCTAGTTCTTATCTTTTCCTTGATAACAACTTCATCAAAGTTTTTGATAAGTACAACGATCAGTTTATTGATATTCCAGCAAACTCTTCGACTGCTGGTCTGATGGCACAGTCCGATCAACAGACTGCTCCTTGGTTCTCACCTGCTGGTCTGAGAAGAGGTCAGTATTTTGGGGCTATTGATATTGCACATTCTCCTGTGAAAGCAGATAGAGATAGACTTTACAGAGCAAACGTAAACCCAATTGCGAACATTCCAGGTGCAGGTATTACACTGTTTGGTGATAAGACCATGCTTCGTAGACCTTCTGCGTTTGATCGTATTAACGTTCGTCGCTTGTTCCTTACTCTTGAAAGAGCAATCGCAAGAGCAGCAAAGTCTGTACTCTTTGAATTCAACGATGAATTTACAAGAGCAGAATTTACTAACCTTGTGGAGCCGTTCTTGAGAGAAGTAAAAGGTCGCCGTGGTATTACCGATTTCAGAGTAGTTTGTGATGAAACAAACAATACACCTGAGATTATTGACCGCAACGAATTCATTGCTACTATCTTCATTAAGCCTGCACGTTCTATCAACTTCATTACTCTGAATTTTGTTGCTGTTAGAACTGGCGTAGACTTTGATGAAGTAGTTGGTCAACAATTCTAACCCGCTTAACTAGGAGATAAAAGATGGCTATTTTAGGAGTCGATGACTTCAAAGCAAAACTGAAAGGTGGCGGTGCTAGAGCTAATTTATTCAAGGCTACTGTTAACTTTCCAGGATACGCAGGCGGTGATGTAGAACTTACATCATTCATGTGTAAAGCAGGACAACTTCCTGGCTCTATTATGTCAGAGATTGTTGTTCCGTTCAGAGGTCGTGAACTGAAGATTGCTGGTGATAGAACATTTGATACATGGGATATCACAGTAATTAACGATACTGATTTTAACGTCCGTAATGCTATGGAACGTTGGATGAATGGTATCAATGGTCACACTACAAACGAAGGTCTTGTTAATCCAACAGACTATCAAGCTGACTTAATTATTGATCAGCTAGATAAGAATGGTGACACACTTAAGACATATAACTTCCGTGGTACGTTCCCAACAAACGTTTCTCCGATTGATGTATCTTACGATGCAACTAACACAATCGAAGAATTTACTGTTACGTTCCAAGTTCAGTACTGGGAATCTGGTACTACTTCTTAAGGAAGTGAATAAATAGGGGGGAGACAATCTCTCCCCTATTACTTTTATTTGGAGATAAATTTTGGCAGAAGATGCAAATAGCTTAAAAGTTTTCGGCTTCGAAATCAAAAGAGCTAATAGACAAAAAGAAAAAGAGCAATTGCCCTCTATTGTGCCGCCACTAGATGATGATGGCGCAGGATATGTCACTGCATCTGGTAGTTATTATGGTTCCTTTGTTGATCTTAGCGGCGAAAAAGCAAAAGACGACAAAGACTTAATTAAAAAGTATAGAGACTTAGCAACTCATCCAGAAGTAGACGCTGCAATTGAAGATATTGTAAATGAAGTAATTTCTGGTGAAGATGAAATTATTCAGATTGGTCTTGACAATGTGGAAACATCAGACTCTATCAAAAAACAAATCAAAGAAGAATTTGACAATATTTCAAATATGTTAGATTTTCAGAACTACGGGCATGATATTTTCCGTAGATACTATGTTGATGGTAGAATTTACCATCACTTGGTGGTTGATCCAAAAAGACCACAAGAAGGTATTCAAGAAATTAGACCTGTAGACTCTACTAAAATTCGTAAAGTCAAAGAAGTCAAAAAAGAAAGAGACACTGCAACAGGCGCAAACGTTGTTAAGAAAGTAGATGAATATTACATTTACAGCGATGATGCTGCCGGCAGTAACTTAACACGGTCTTCTGGAAATAGCATTTCAAACAATGCTGTTAAGATTTCTACAGATTCTATTAGTTATGTTACAAGTGGACTTTTAGACTCACAGCGTAAAAAAGTAATCTCTTATCTACATAAGGCAATTAAGCCTATCAATCAATTACGCATGATGGAAGATGCATTAGTTATCTACCGTCTTGCAAGAGCGCCTGAACGCCGTATCTTCTATATTGATGTAGGTAACTTACCTAGAGGTAAAGCCGAGCAATATCTTAAAGACATTATGGCTCGCTATCGCAATAAGCTTGTATATGATGCAAACACAGGTGAGATGAAAAACGATCAAAAGCATATGTCTATGCTTGAAGACTTCTGGCTTCCAAGACGTGAAGGCGGTAGAGGTACAGAGATTTCGACATTACCAGGTGGGCAAAATCTTGGTGAGATTGATGATATTATTTATTTTCAAAAGAAAGTATTCAAAGCACTTAATGTTCCAATTGGTCGTATTAATCCAGAAGAACAAGGTGGCATCTTAGGTAGATCATCTGAAATCACAAGAGATGAATTTAAGTTTCATAAATTTATTTCTAGATTACGCAAAAGATTCTCTGAACTGTTTATGAACATTCTCAAGAAACAGCTTCTGTTGAAAGGTATCATCACAGAAGATGATTGGGAAAATTGGAAAAGAAGTATTCTAATTGACTTTATCACAGACAACTATTTTGCAGAATTAAAAGAAACCGAAATGTTAAGAGAACGTATTGGCACACTTCAAAATATGGAGTCATATGTTGGTATGTTCTACTCTAAGTCTTGGGTTCAGAAAAATGTTCTTATGTTAACAGATGATGATATTAAGCAAATGGACAAAGATATTGCTGATGAGAAAAAATCTGGTGAGATTGCAGAACCAGAAGAAGAAGAAGAATAAATCGTTTAATTTTTAATTATTATAAATATTATTACATAATTTCAATTGAGGTAAGTAAATGACTGAAATCGCTGATTTTCTAAATAATGTAGCTACTAAAAACTTTATTGAAGCTGAAAAACAATTTAGTGAACTTGTTAATGCAAAATTATCTGATCGAATTGAAGGTGAAAAGGCCACTGTAGCCTCACAGATTTTTAATAATGCTGTTGAAGAACCTACAATCGAAACGGAAACAGAAGTCGAAGATGAAAACGTTTAAAGAATTTAGTCTCAACATTGCACCTAAAGGCCATAAGATTGTTAAGGTCTTAGATACTAAGGGTGGTGAAGTCATGATTACAAAGAAAGGTGATACTTTCCATATCATGTATGATAATCAGACTGTTGATACTGAAGACAATCAACGGGAGGCTATGAAGTCTGCCCGAAATTTTGGTCAAATGATGAGTAAGGGCGGACTCGGTGGAGCAAGCTCTTCTAAGTTAGGCGGCAAAAGAACTGGACAAGGTGGAATTTTTAAATGAAACTGATTACAGAGCATGTAGAAAATGTTGAGTATATTATCGAAGCTAAAGAAGGCGGCGGTAAGAACTATGTAATTGAAGGTATCTTTGCCCAAGCTGAACAAAAGAACCGAAATGGTAGAATTTATCCAAGAGCAATCTTGGAGCAAGCAGTTTCTAAGTATGACAAGGAGCAGGTGCAAACCCAACGTGCGGTAGGTGAATTGAATCACCCAGCAGGCCCTATCATTAACTTAGATAAAGTATCTCACCGCATCACCGAACTTAATTGGAACGGTAATGATGTGATGGGAAAGGCACTTATTCTTGACACACCTAATGGACAGATTGTTAAAGGTCTCTTAGATGGTGGAGTTAAGCTAGGTGTTTCAACTCGTGGTATGGGAACTCTTGAGCAAAAAGGTGGAGTGAATATGGTCGGTAAAGACTTTATTCTCAATACTGTGGACATCGTACAAGACCCATCTGCACCATCAGCTTTCGTTAATGGGATTATGGAAGGTGTAGAGTGGATTTGGAATAACGGTGTTTTAGAAGCCCAAGAACTTGAAAGAATTGAGACTGAAATTAATAATGCTTCTAAGTCTGATCGCTCTGCGGTTGAGATTCGGGAGTTTAAAAATTTCCTCTCTAAAATTAATCTTTAATAGGAGATAAACATGTCCGAACAGGAAATGGTAGACGACATTGAATCTGTTGAAGAGGTTATTGAGGAAGAAACTTCCGAGGTATCTGAGACAGAAGAAGTGTCTGAAGCAAACGCAGACGCTGCGGTCGATGGCGCAAAAGCTGCTGATGATGACGCTGCCAAAATTAAGGCATCTGCACCATCTAAAGCTAAAGTTCCAGGCGGTGCTGCTACTGCTGGTGATCCAATGCCAAAAACTAAAGCTGGTATGATCAATGCAATGTACGGTAAGATGAATGCTATGAAGAAGCAAGACCTCATGGCAGCTTACGGTAAAATGATGGAAGATACTGATTTTGACGCTGTAGATGTAGAAGATGCTACACCTGCTATTCATGAAAAAGCAGAAGCTGTGACTATTGATGTTACTGCTGACATGAATGCATTAGCAGATTCTGAAGCAACTCTTTCTGAAACATTCAAAGACAAAGCTGCTGTGATTATGGAAGCTGCTGTAAAGTCTAAGGTTTCTGAAGAAGTGTCAAGAATTGAATCTGAACTTCAAGAAGAATTTGACGAAGAACTGAAGACCACCCGTGAGGAAATGGTCGAGCAGATTGATGGTTACCTCAACTATGTTGTCGAAAAATTCATGGAAGAAAACAAGTTGGCAATCGAGAACGGTCTCCGTGCTGAGATTGCTGAAGACTTCATGAAGGGTCTTAAGAGTCTCTTCACCGAAGCTTATGTTGATGTTCCAGAATCTAAAGTTGACTTGGTTGATGATCTTTCTGAGCAAGTTCGTGAACTTGAAGAAAAACTCAACGAAACCACAGAATCCTCTATCCATATGTCTGGTGAACTGGAAGAACTCAAGCGTGATGCAATCATTCGTGAGCATTCCCGTGATCTTGCTGAGACACAGGTAGAGAAGTTGAAAACCCTAGCCGAAGATATTGATTTTGAAGATGCTGAAACTTTCGCTTCGAAAGTAGCTACCATCAAAGAATCTTACTTCACCAAAAAGAAAGTAACTGTAGCTGTAGAGCAAGTTGATGAGTCTGCTGAAGAGCAGGAAATCTCTGGCGCAATGGCTGCTTATGTTACTGCACTTAAGCAATCTCACAAACCACAATAATAAAATAAAGGTGTATTAAAAAAATGCAAGCTCCTCTCTCTTACGATAGACTCGTAAATAAGTGGGCACCAGTTCTTAACGAAGAAACCGCTGGTCCTATTTCCGATCATTACCGCAAGCAAGTAACTGCGGCAATTCTTGAAAACCAAGAAGTAGCTATGCGTGAAGAAGCAAATCAAGCTTCCTTTGGCGCAATTAACGAGGCTGGTACTGTTACTGGTGACGCTGCTCAATTTAACCCTGTACTGATTTCGCTTGTTCGTCGTTCCATGCCTAACCTGATGGCTTACGATGTATGTGGTGTACAGCCAATGACTGGTCCTACTGGCCTCATCTTTGCGATGAAGTCTAAGTACAAGACTACTCGTGGCGGTGCTACTTCTGGCGATGAAGCTCTGAAGGATGAAGCACTTACTGGCTTCTCTGGCGACTCTGGTAGCCAAAATGCTGGTCCTGCTGGTCTTGATGCAGCTAACTTTGACTCTGACTCTTCTGCTGATGACGCCCGTGTAACTGCTCTTGCTAAAGGTGGTATGACTGCCGCAGTTGGTGAAGCACTTGGCGACGCTTCTACTAATGCAATCTCTGAGATGGGTTTCACGATTGAGAAGCAGACAGTAACTGCTACGACTCGTGCGCTCAAAGCTGAGTACACAATGGAACTGGCTCAAGACCTGAAAGCTATTCATGGTCTCGACGCTGAAACTGAGCTGGCTAACATTCTGTCCGCTGAAATTCTGGCAGAAATTAACCGTGAAGTTATTCGTACCATTAACTCCCAAGCTAAGTCTGGTGGCGCTCTTACCGCTGCTGGTTCTCCTTCTGCTGACTTTGACCTGAACACTGATGCTGATGGTCGCTGGTCTGTAGAGAAGTTCAAAGGCTTGATCTTCCAGATTGAGAAAGATGCTAACACGATTGCTAAAGAGACTCGCCGTGGTCGTGGTAACTTCCTCATCTGTTCGTCTGATGTAGCATCTGCTCTTGCTGCTGCTGGTATGCTTGACTACTCTCCTGCTATCTCTGCAAACTTGCAGGTAGACGACACAGGCAACACGTTTGCTGGTGTTCTGAACGGCAAGATGAAAGTATACATTGATCCATATGCAACTACAGACTATGCTACTGTTGGTTACAAAGGTTCTAACGCATACGACGCTGGTGTATTCTACTGTCCATACGTGCCACTTACCATGGTTCGTGCGGTTGGCGAGAATGACTTCCAGCCAAAGATCGGCTTTAAGACACGTTACGGCATGGCTTCCAACCCATTCGTTGGTTCCACACCTTCTAACGGTCTGGCTGCTGTTAAGACTAACCAATACTACAGAATCTTTAGAGTTGCTAACATCCTTAGCTAAGTCTAATTAAAACAATAATAATTGTAGTATAAATACTAGGGTAGATCGAAAGGTCTACCCTTTCTTTTTGGAGTAAATAAATGGCTACACTGACAAAAAATCAGAACTACCTACAGCCAACTGGATTTAAAGTCGTTATTGACAGAGAGAATTATCCTAACTTGGAATTCTTTGCACAATCAGTCAATCACCCAGACACAAATCTTGGTGCGCCAGCTATGCCATTTAAAGGAATTGATAACATAGCATTACCTGGTGATACGATTTCATATTCTGAGCTTTCTATCTCTTTTATTCTTGATGAAGATATCAAGTCATATACAGAAATCTATGCATGGCTTGAGAGATTAGTCAATGAAGAACATGTTAATGAAGGCCCAAGATCGAGTAGAAGTGCTTCAAGACCGCCTAGTCAAGCAGACATTTCTGTTTCTATTTTAACTAGTCATAGTAATCAGACAAAGAGAGTACTCTATAAGGGCTGTACACCAACTTCTCTGAGTGGACTAGAACTTACTTCTATTGCATCTAGTGTTGAATACTTGACTTTTAATGTTAGCTTTGCATTTACAGGCTTTGAATTTAAAGGCTAATATGCTATAATAAATGCAGTATAACCCTGCAAGGATATGATAATGAAACTTGATTTGAATAGCATTCTAAAGATGTGGCAAGACGACTGTGAGATTAGCGAATTTAATTTAGATGAAGCATCTAGACAGACGCCCTCTCTCCATGCCAAATATCTTGAACTACGATCACTCACAAAAGTTAAACTTGTAGCAACAGAGAATGAACAAAAAATTCTTCTGAAAGCAAAGTGGCTTTATTACAACGGCAAAATGACTGAGCAAGATATCAAAGAAAAAGGTTGGGAGTTTGATCCTTTCAAAGGGATAAAAGTCCTAAAAGGTGAGATGAATTATTATTATGATGCAGACACAGATATTCAGAAGTCTGAAGAACGAATTCAGTATTTTAAGACTGTGCTAGATACATTAGATGAAATTATTAATAACTTAAAATGGCGTCATTCTACAATTAAGAATATGATTGATTGGAGACGTTTTGAAGCCGGAGGCTAATATGGCTATGTTTGTTGATGAGGAGTTTACTTCTCATGCTGGTCTAAAATTAGGATGGAAGATTGAGATGGACGCTCTATATGTGAGTGACTGGCGCTGTCTTGCAAAAATGATTTTAGAGCATGAAAAAAGACCTTTTCGTAAAGCAGTTGGTATTCCTCGAGGCGGTAAACGTCTTGGTGATATCCTCAATGAATCTGCTACAGGTAATTCTGATGATCCTGTTCTTATTGTAGATGATGTATATACTACAGGCACTAGCTTTAGAGATTTTATTGAAGAACATTATCCAGATGATAATATTATCTGTTGGACAGTCTTTGCTCGTAATAAAATTGATAAGAGACATATCAATGCATTGTTTCAAATGCCCTCTAAGACTGCATAATGCCAGACTTAGTAGTTAAGCAAAAAAACTATTCTGCACTACAACTTCAATGTGAACCTCATGTAGCCAGTGAGTTGAATGATTATTTTTCATTCGAAACTCCTGGCTACAAATACATGCCTGCTTATAAGAGTGGTAAGTGGGATGGTAAAACACGTCTGTTTAATGTTCGTAACAACGAACTACCTGTTGGTCTATGGGAATACTTACAAGATTTTGTTGGGCCTAGAAACTACAAGCTAGACATTGACACAGATGATGTTTATGGAAATCCAGGACAAGCAGAAGATGTGAACCCTAAAGAAGTCTATGAGTTTATTGGTAAGCTAAGACTACCGTTTGAAGTTAGACGGTATCAATTTGATGCTGTAATTCAAGCACTACACAGCAAGAGAGCTATTCTACTTTCTCCTACAGGTTCTGGCAAGTCTCTAATTATCTATATTTTGATGATGTGGTATCTTGAGCATTATGATAATAGAATTCTGATTGTCGTGCCAACAACTGGTCTTGTGCAACAGATGTTCTCTGACTTTGAGCAGTATGGACTAGAAGCATCAGAAGTTTGTCACAGAATCTATTCTGGTATGCCTAAAAATAATATTTCACAGAGAGTATTCATTTCAACATGGCAATCAATCTATAAACTTCCTGGCACATGGTTTGAACAATTTGGCTGCATCTTTGGCGATGAAGTACACACATTCAAAGCAAAATCTCTTACAGGATTGATGAATAAATCAAGAGAAGCGGAGTATAGAATAGGCACTACAGGTACGTTAGACGGCACACAGTGTCACAAGCTTGTGCTAGAAGGACTATTTGGTAGAGTGTATAAAGTAACTACTACTCGAAATCTTATGGATCAAGACACACTTGCAGAGCTAAAAATTAACATACTGAGACTGCGATATCCAAGAGAGGTGTGTAAGGACATTATAAATAGTAAAGATTACCACTATGAAATGGACTATATTGTAGGCAATGTTAAACGCAATCGTCTAATTAAAAACTTGGCAGTGCAGCAGGACGGTAACACTCTAGTACTATTTCAGTATGTTGATAAGCATGGTAAAATACTTTTTGATTTGATCAAAAATAAAGTAGATGAGAATAGAAAAGTATTTTACGTCTCTGGTGAAGTTGATGGTGAAGCCAGAGAAGAGATTAGAAAGATCGTTGAAAAAGAGAAGAATGCTATTATCGTTGCCTCTCTAGGCACTTTTTCAACAGGTGTTAACATTAAAAATCTACATAATATTATCTTTGCTTCGCCATCAAAGTCGCAAGTAAAGGTCTTACAAAGTATTGGTAGAGGATTAAGAAAATCGGAGAACGGCAAGCATACTACATTATATGATATAGCTGATGACATGCATGTAGACAAAAAGAAAAACTATACTCTTTTACAACA